ACCAGCGCCGAGCTGGCCACTGGCACCAACTGGGATCTGGTTGCGAACAGCATCAAGGCCTCGGCTGGCGTTATCACCATCGGTGACGCTACCAAGTAATCGAAATCGAGACGGCGGCCTTCGGGTCGCCTAACCCACCTTCCAGGAGTCCACCATGGACGAGAAAGTCGTTTACGAGAAGCATCCGGTCACCGCTGAGCGCAAGGCTGAACTGCGCCAGAAGGGCTACAAGATCATCGACGCCAAGTTCGCGCCGGATGACTACAAGCACCCCGAGCCGATCAAGTCCGGCAAGCCCGGTATCGTCAAGGAATAACCCATGACCGACTTCATCACTGTTGCAGACGTTGACACATTGCTGGGGTCGGGCTGGGCGGGTGCCGGTGATCCGGTCCTGTCTGTGATGCAGGCCAATGCCTGGCTGACCAGCAAGATAAAGCGTCCTGTCCCCGCCGAAGTACCGGCCGAGATCAAGCAGGCCGGCGCCCAAGTTGCAAAGATCGCCTCTACGGGTGGCCTGTACAAGTCCACCGACCGCGAGACGGTAAGCGAGACGGTATCGGCCACCTCTGGCACGTCCGTCAGCGAAACCTACGTTCAGGGCTCTGTCTCGCTGTCTTCCGGTGAAAACTTCGCCCTGGCGCTGATCTATCCCTGGACCACCGGCACCAATTCCATTCCGATGGTGAGGGGCTGAGCATGGGCCTACAGGACAAGCTTCAGACCAAACTGGCCAAGGCCTTCGACGGGAGGCTGGCCGATGCCGTGTCGGCGTTCACTGGCTCGTATCAGGGGCCGGGCGTCTATGACCCGATCGAGGAAACGACAACGGCCGTCACCGTGACCTACACCGGTCGCGGCGTGATGGCTGAGTACGAAACCAAGCGCATCGACAACGTCAACATCCTGTCGGGTGACCTGAAGCTGATTGCGCTGACCAATGAGCTAACCGATCGGCCAGCCGAGGGCCACACGATAACGGCGCCAGATCTTGCCGACCGGACCAAGAGCGTCAGCTACCTGGTCAAGGGCGTTCAGGTTGATCCGGCGTCAGCTACCTACCAGATACAACTGAGGGCGCCGTAATGGGCAAGGGCTGGAGCTTTCCGCCGAGCGCCTTCGCGGAGCAGATCGACGAGGAAGTAAGCAAGCAGGTCAGAACTATCGCCTTGGCACTGCTCGGCGAGATCATCCAGAAATCACCGGTTGATACCGGGCGATTCCGCGGAAATAACATCGTCAGCATTGGATCGCCGGTCTATGCGACTTCGGTTGATGTTGATCCGAGCGGTAACGAAACGATCAGTCGCGGGATGACAGTCTTGTCCGGCTTGAAGCCGTACACCCAGGTCTTCATACAGAACAACCTGCCATATGCTGAACGCCTCGAAAACGGCCACTCAAGCCAAGCGCCTACCGGTATTTACGGCCTGTCATTCATCGGCGTGAGCGAGGTCTACAAGTGACATACGAAGACATCCGCAAGCTGATCACGGCGCGCATGGTCGCCTTCACGGGCCTGCCGCAGTCGAACATCGGCTACCCGAACACGCAGACCTACACGCCGCCAGCCGACGGCCTCTGGTGCCGCCTGAACATCCAGCACGCAACGGCTTTCATGGCTGGCATGGCTGACAAGCCGTACACCCGCAAGCCTGGCCAGATCAGCATCCAATGCTTCGCCCGGGCAGGCACTGGCATGAAGGCGCTCAACGTCCTGTCGGATCAGCTCGAAGCACACTTTGCCTACTGGCAATCGGGCGACCTCGAGTGCCTGGAGGCGAGCCAGATCCCGGCCGGCGAGTTCGAGGGCTTCTATCAGGTCAACGTGAATATCCGCTTCCGCGCCGGCTGATCCAGCGCAACGCACCAACTACAGCCCGCCGCGCGCGGGCTTTTTTATGTCCGCAATCTGGAGACTCACTATGTCGAGCGGCGCCAAAGTCACAAGTTACATCATCCCCGAGGTGACGCCCGGCGTTACTCCCGGCTCCGGCACCTGGGACACGCTAAGGCTGACCGGCAATGCCATGACTCCGACCGTCAACACGGCGACCAGCGACGAGATCACCGACTCGCGCATCAGCCAGGGCTCGGTCGTGACCAGTACCGACATCGGCGGCGACCTGACCGCCGAGCTGTCCTATGGCAGCTTCGACAAGCTGCTGGAGGCTGCGTTTTATGGCGCCTGGGCCAGCAACGTGCTGACCGTAGGCGACGTGCGCCACACCTTCAGCATCGCCAAGAACTACATGGACGTGGGCGTTTACTCCCTATTCAAGGGCGTGCACATCCCGACGTTCGCCCTGGACATCCCGAGCGACGGCAAGATCACTGTCACCTTCGGCACTGCCTGTCTGGACTACACCGACAGCGACGCGCCGATCGTTCTCGCTCCAGCGGCCCCGACCACAACCCCATTTCTGTCGAATGGCAACGTGGGTACGCTCCTTGTCGATGGCGTATCGCTGGAAGGTCAGGCCTGTGTCTCGGCCATGACCATCAGCCTGGACAACGGCCTGCAGGCTCAGCGCTGCATCGGCACCGACAAGATGGGCCCTGGCGCGCAGATCGCCACCGAGGCGGCCATCACCGGCACCATCACGCTGGCCTGGTCGGCAACGGCCTGGAGCATCTGGAAAAACACCTTCACCCGGAAAACGGTTGCGGTCGAGTTCCCGATCACCGACAGCGTCGGCAACAAGTACACCTTCAATTTCCCGGCGGTGGAAGTCGACGGTGAGCTGCCGAGCGGCGGCAAGCGCGACCTGATCGAGGTGACGCTGAATTACACCGTGGCCAAGCAGGCGCCGACCATCACCCGCGCGCCATACGTGGCACCGACCAGCGTCACCGTGGCCCCAGGCACTGCAACCATCGCCGTCGCTGGCACTCAGCAGCTGGCCGCGACCGTGGCACCGGCTGGCGCACCGCAAGGCGTCAACTGGACCAGCAGCGCACCGAGCAAGGCGACTGTCAGCTCGACCGGCCTGGTCACTGGCGTGGCATCCGGCTCGGCGACCATTACCGCGACCAGCAAGTACGACGGCACGAAGCTCAGCACGTCGACCATCACCGTTTCGTAACACCGATTCACCCCTTGACTGCCCCGGCACCAACGCCAGCCGGGGCGGTCCTTTTTCGGCGTGGCGTGAGGAATAACCATGGCTTTGCGACTGACCAAGAAAGACCAGAACACCTCGGAAACCAAGTGGGTCGCCTATGACGACGACACCAAAGTGTTGCTGGCACGAATTGATAACCCCGAATACGCGGTCGCCCTTGAGCGCGAACGCCGCAAGCTGCGCAATGCTGACGCCCAGTTCGGAACAGGCGTCGTGGGCGTGATCGACGGCGAGACGACCGAGCACCAGACCCAGTGCCGACTGCTGGGCCAGTTCATCGTCAAAGACTGGGCCGGCGTGCAGGATGCGGACGGTAACCCGCTGGCGTACAGCGCCGGGGCTGCCGAGCAGATGCTCGATGCCAACCTCGAATTCTTCCTGTTCGTCCTGCGCGAGGCTTCGGCGTCGGCAGTCGAGGCGCAAAAGGCCTTGGCTGACACCGTGGGAAAGTCGTTGCCCGCTTCGAGTGGGAAAGAGAGTGGGCCGGCGACACCGAAAAGCGACGGCTGATCTACCAGCGGCTCCGCATGGCGGTCCCGGATGAGCCGGAAACGGACCCGATGACCAACTATCTGCTGAACACGTTCCGAAACATCACTCGCGGCCGCCGGTTCATCTCGTCGATGTCTGGCGTTTTCCCACTGCCGCTGTCGGCCCGGGAAATATCGGATTGGTTGGAGGCGCACCCTCCGGCCATGCCTCGCAGCGAGATAGACGAGGTGGTCTATACCCTCGATGCGCTTTGCCTGGCAGAGAAAGACGACTGAGGCGCGCCCCGGGTGATGCTAAAATGACGGCATCATCCAGGGAGAAACCTATGCGTATCGGGATCGCGATTGCCGCGGCAGTATTTATCAGTGGCTGCGCAGCCACCTACCAAGCGCCGACCATTCAAAGCGCTGGCGCCGTCAGCAGCACGAAGGCCAGCAAAGAGCAGATCCTGCTGTCTGCCAAGCGGGCATTGGTTGCCGATGGCTATCAGATCACTAGCTTCGACGATGCTGCCGGCGTTATCTCTACCGCGCCCAAGCAAGTCAGACTGACCCCGAGGGACGCCGATTGCGGCAAGACCCTGGGCCTCGACTACCTGCTCGACAATCGCACCGCCACCAAAGTGACGATGGGCGTTATCGCCTATCAGGGTCGCTACGTGGTTAAGGCGACCATTGCCGGCGACTACCGGCCGGGCGAGGTGTCGCAAAACATGGATCTGACGTGCGTGTCCCGCGGCGGCCTGGAGGAAATGCTCATGGAGCAGATCACGGCTGGCATCTAATCGAATCCGATACACAAGACCCGCTCCGGCGGGTTTTTTAATACCTGGAGAAAGGCAATGGCCCAAACATCCCGCCTCGTCATTGAGCTGGACAGCCGAGACGCCGAAGTAAAGGCGGCGGACACGCGCAAGGCGCTTGAGGCGCTGGAAGACGCGGGCCTGAGCATCCAGCCGGCACTGAACAAAGCCGGCGCAGGCATGGAGAAGATGGGCAAGGGCGCCGAGAAGGCCACCAAGTCCATTGAGGATGAGGCCGACGAGCTTGAGCGTCTGCTGGGGCAGATTGACCCGGTGGTGCGCCGCTTGGGCGAACTGGACAAGCAAGAGCAGGACCTGGCCAGGCATCGCAAGTCAGGAAAGCTCGACACTGCTACCTATGACGAATACCAGGCGAAGATCAACCAGACCCGCAAGGGCCTGACCAGCTTCGATGACTCACTGACCCGCACCGGCAACACCGCCAAGCAGACGGCAGCAGCTCTGCGCGGCGTTCCGGCTCAATTCACTGACATCGCCACGTCGCTCCAGGGCGGCCAGAATCCGCTGACCGTGTTCCTGCAGCAGGGCGGTCAGCTCAAGGATATGTTCGGCGGCGCTGGGCCGGCGGCCAAGGCGATGGGTGGCTACGTCCTCGGCCTGATCAACCCGTTCACCGTGGCTGCCGCGGCAGTCGGCACGCTGGGCCTGGCCTACTATCAGGGCTCTCAAGAGGCGGACGCCTTCCGACAGGCGATCATCACCACCGGCAACGCCTCTGGCACGTCGGCGCTGGCCATGGCCGGCATGGCAACTACCATCAGCGCGACCGTCGGCACAACCGGGAAGGCGGCCGAGACGCTGGCATTACTGGCATCGAACGGCAAGATCGCCAGCTCCAGCTTTGAACAGATCGCCGCAGCCGCCATTGGCTTCGAGAGCGCGACCGGCAAGGCGGTGTCGTCCACTGTCGCCGAGTTCGCTGCCCTGGCGGAAGATCCAGTAAAGACGCTGGCCACGCTCAACGACAAATACAACTTCCTGACCGCATCGGTTTACGAGCAGGTGCGCGCAGCTCAAGAAATGGGCGAGAAGGAGCAGGCCGCGGCAATTGCCCAGGCAGCCTACGCGAAGGCTCTGGAGGAGCGAACCAAGACCATCAAGGAGAGCCTTGGCACCATCGAAACGGCTTGGAATTCGGTCACTGGCGCGGCAAAGAGTGGCTGGGATGCCATGCTCGGTGTCGGCCGTCAGCAGTCGCTCGATGAGCAGATCGCCAATACCAAGCAACTGCTTGAGGATCGCAAGACCAGCTTCGCGGCGAGAATGTTCCCCGATACGCTCGGCGAAGGCAGCGATTCGACCAAGTTCCTACAGGATCGGCTTAACCTGCTGGAGAAGCAGAAGCTGCTGCTTGCTGATCAAGGCAAGGCCGAAGGTGATAGGGCCAGGATTCAGCGCGACGGGCAGAAGGCTTACGAGGACTTTCAGAAGGGCGTCGAAGCAGCCGGCAGTCGCGAGCAGAGGCTGAACAAGGCCCTGCTCGAAGATCAGCAGCGCATCAACGCAGCTCGCGCAGCCGGATACACGATCACCCAGGCCGACGCCGATGCGTCTGAAAAGGCTATTCGCGACAAGTTCAAGGAGCCCAAGGCAGCCGCTAACAAGGCCTACACCGAAGACGCCGGACTGAAGATGCTGGATTCGGCGCGGCAGACCAACGCCGTTCTCGCCCAGCAACTCTCATCGATCAATGGTCAAGGCATCGCCACCGAGAAGCTCGGGACCCAGGCCCAGGCGCTGATCAAGTGGGAGCAGCAGCTTGCCAACATCAAAGGCAAGCAAACGCTCACCGCTGACCAGAAGTCCTTGCTGGCCAGCCAGGATCTGATCACTGCACAGCTGAAGAAGAATGCCGGGCTTGAGCGCGAGGCCGAGATTCAGAAGGGCATCAAGCAGGCGAACGATGACCAGGTAAAGCTGCTGACTCTAACCGGACAGCTGCGCGAGGCGAACCAGCTGAAGTCTGGCCTGGACGATGCGGCGCAAATGGCAGAATACGAGCGCCAGGGCAACACCGAAGCCGCCAAGCGCCTGGAAACGCTGATCAATATCCGCGACATCAACCTCAATTCAGCCCAGAAGCCAGGGACAATCGAAGGCGTCAGTAAGGCGCCAACCACTACCGGACTTGATGCGGCCGTGGGCGGCGCATACAGCGAGATTGACCGGCTGAATACTCAGCAGGCCGAGGTCGATGCGTGGCGCATGGCCGAACTTGAGAAGCAGAAAGCCTACCTGGACCTCAAGGCGATCAATGAGCAGACCTATGCCGAGCGCGTCGCCAACATCGACAAGCAGGCGCAGGCAGGGCGCGAGCAGATCGAGAAAGCGAAAAACAGCGCGATCATGGGTGCAAGCGCTGACTTCTTCGGGAATATGGCCGCGCTGAGCCAGTCGGGAAACAGTCGGCTTGGTGCTATCGGCAAGGCTGCTGCAATCGCTCAGACGACGATCAGCACCTATAAGTCGGCAACCGACTCGTATGCCGCGCTCGCGGCAATCCCAATCATCGGCCCGGTGCTTGGTTTCGCAGCCGCTGGCGCGGCGATCACTGCCGGCCTTGCCAACGTGGCAGCAATTACTGGAGTTGGTTTCTCCGGCGGCGGCTATACCGGCGCAGGCGGTGTGAACGATCCGGCGGGCACCGTCCACAAGGGCGAGATCGTCTGGTCACAATCAGACATTCGCAAGTTTGGCGGCGTGGCATCGGTTGAGGCTCTGCGCAATGGCAACGTCTCGGCCGGGCGCTCAGCGTCAAGCGGCAGCAGTTCTTCGACGGCGGCCAGCAATGGCGTTCCGGCACAGGAGAGGCCGATGGTAGTCAATCTGCACGAGGATGCCAGTCGAGCCGGCCAGGTCAATCGCAGCCAGCTCGGCGAGCAGGACGTGATCGACATCTGCGTGGCCAACATTCGCGGCGAGAGAGAGCTGCACCAGGTAAACCAAGAGAAGTACGGTTTGAAGCCACAAGGCACATAGCACAGTGATACTATAGGGTCCCTACCAAGGGACCACTGGAGGCAGGATGAGCAACCCGATCAACGTCTGCTACGCCTCGGGCGGTGCGCTACCGATCAACACCATCGAGGCAACGTGCTCGATCTGGCCTACGCCGATCCTGCTCTGCGATGGCTACGAGGATCGCGTCTGCGGCACTGAGGATGCTCGGGTGCTCGTCTTCACCGCTATGGCCCTGGAGCAGGGGTTGCCCAACCAAGACAACTCCGGCTTTCAGAGCATCATTCTCGCCCTCGACAACGTGTCCGGGGCGGTCCAAATCAAGATCGAGCAGGCCAAGGCTGCCAACGCCCGGGTGACGCTGACCTGTCGGCGCTACCTCGAAGGCGATCTAACCTATCCGGCCGAGCGTTATCGCATGTCGCTGCTCAGTCGCCAGTACGAAACGACCGTGGCCACGCTGACGTGCGGCCTGTTCGATCTGCTCAGCACGGCGTTCCCGCGGGAGCAGCTGACCCCGAGTGTCGCGCCTGGGCTGCTCTACATATGATCGATATCGGCAAGTACCTGTCAGCCCCCTACGAGGACGAGGCGCGCGGCCCCCTGGCCTACGACTGCTATGGGCTGGTCATTGCTGTGCGGCATGAAGTGTTCGGCCTGCCGTTGCTGCCCTCGCTGGGCGGTGTGGGTCGGGCCAAGCTGCGCGCGAACACCGTCGCTTATCACGACCTCAAGTCCGGCATGGGCGAGTGCCAGCCCGAGCCAGGCGCCATTGCGGCAGCCTTCAAGGGTGAGTACCTGGAGCACGTCGGCGTGGTCGTGCATCTGGACGGCCAGCTGAGGGTGTTCGACACCAACCCGGGCGGCCCCCGAATTCGCCCCGTGCGCGACTTCGAGTCGTGCTATCAACGAGTGGTGTACTACAAATGATCCAGTTCTTCCCGAATAAACTGGCCGACTGCCAGCCGCTGGCCACGTTCTCGACTGATCGTCGAATGACGCTAGAAGAGTGGATAATCGGCCAGCTAGAAGAGGGCGTGACGTACACTCGCGGCCCGGTCCAGCCGATCAGTATCTCGCTCAACGGCGAAATGATCGATGCTCACCTGTGGCACAAGGTCAAGTTCAAGCCTTCTCATCACGTTCAGATCTGGTACGAGCCGAAGGGCACCGACCCCTTCACCATCACCGCCCTGCTGTTCAAGGGGGTGAAGGCCGTCGGCAAAATGCTTATGCCGAAGATGCCGGGCGCTCCCTCGATGGCTGGCACCGCCCAGGGCGACCCGATCGACGAGGCCAGCGCCAAGGGCAACAAGGTAAAGATCGGCGACCCAGTGCGTAACCTGGCTGGCCGTCAGAAGCTGTTCCCTGCGTATCTGTCTGTGCCGCGTCCTTGGTTTGCAGCTCCGCGCGAGCAGTGGACCGAAATGCTGCTCTACGTCTCGGCCGGTGACGTGCAAGTCACCACCAGCGACATCAAGATCGGCGAGACCCCGATTATCTCGCTGGGCTCTGACGCCATCTGCAATATCTACCCGCCTGGCGCTGACCTGTCAGGCAATACCGCCTCGATGCTCTGGTATAGCGTCGATGAAGTCGGGGCCAGTTCCAATGGCTCGGCCGGCTTGGAAATGACCGTGGCCACTGCGCTGACGCAGACTGCGACAGCCTCTGCCTATCAGTTCAACGGCGCAAATATTGGAATTCCGGCCGGCGCTGGAGCCTTCCCCGTCGACTGGGAAAGCGGCCTGATCATCCGCGTGTTGTCGCCCTACATCTACACGGTTGTGGATGGCGGCGCGGGCCGTGACATCGTGCAAGGCCCGCTGGAAATGCTTAATCCGACTCCAGGCATGCTGATAGAGGTGGCAGGGGCCAACGCCGGCAACTACGTCGTCAACAGCTTTACGCCGTATGCGCCAGCCGTGCCGCCGACCTCGGGCACTGCTTCGACAATCCTCGGCTCGAGCATCCCGTCGCGCTACGACTTCGATGTCACACCGCTATCGGTCACCGTGACGCTTGGCAGCACGCCTTACGCGGTCAACCTGACCACGGCAACCACTGACCTGGCCGGCCTGGTTTCAGCCTTTAACACCGCAAAAGGCTCGGCGCCATTCATCGCCAGCGCCTCATCCGGTCGCCTGCTGATCACTCAGTTCGGCACCTTCGGCGGCGAGACAATGGTTGCGTCTGGCGGCTCCGATATTCTCGGCAGCAGCCCAACGAATACCACCGGCACGCCGGCCAGCGCTGGGACGCCTGAAGTTCCGACGCAAATGACCCTGAACTACGATGGCGGGCAGCCCGTTGTCGGCCTGGCCCTTGGTTCTGGGCTGGCCACCATCGGCCCGCGCGGCTTGCGCTATCGAATCACCGCCTTCAGCTCGACCTTGATGATTGTAGAGCGCCTGACCTCGGCCGGCGCAACCGATTCGGGCTGGCCGGGTTTCATTTTGAACGAGACCGTCAACGGGCTGGTCACTCTGGACCCGTCGAACATGCAGGGCGGCTACCGAGGCCCATTCGGCTGCGCGCCAAAGGGCGAGCTTGTCACTGAGCTGGAATGGACGGTATTTCACGGCAACGGCCTGTGCGGTATCGGCCGGGAAGGGCAGATTTATGCGATACGGTCGTTCCATACCTTCGAGTATCGCGATATGGATGCGGCCGGAGCATGGACTGTACTAGACAAGGAGCACTGGGGCGGCACGCGAGATGCGCAAGGCTTCACCTATCGCGCGACCCTGCCTTACCCGATGCGCCCCGAAGCACGGATCAAGAAACGATTCGTCAGCCAGCCCGGCCGCATCGACTCGGAAAAGCAGGACGATATCAGCTGGTACGGGCTGCGCAGCCTGCGCCAGATCCGCCCAGCCACTTACCCGGGCATGACAGTCGTAGCGCTTCAGATCCGCGGCGGCGATCGCCTGTCGGCCCAGTCGGAAAGCCAGGTCAATCTGATTGGCACTCGGATTCTGCCGATCTACACCGGAGGCGCCTGGACCGCACCGCAACCCACGCGTGGCATCGCGCCCTGGTGCTTGCATGTCCTGAAATCGCTCGGCTACACCGATGCCGATATCGACCTGCCTGAATGGGATCGCCTGCACACGGTATTCGAGGCCGCCGGCCAGTATTACGACGAGGTGATCGACGACACCAGTACGGCCAAGGACCGGCTGAACAATGCGCTGGCTTGTGGCTTTGCCGAGCTGACCATCAAGAACGGCTTGGTCAGTCTGGTGCGCGACGAGCCCAGGGCGGCATTCGATATCACCTACGGGCCTAAAACGCAGACCTACTCACCGCAGAACATGACCAAAGGCCTCAAGATCGACGGGCCCCTGCCATCAATCAACGACTTCGACGGGGTCGACGTTGAGTATTACTCGAACCTGACATGGGCCTGGGAAACCGTGCCCTGCCGCTGGCCGGGTGATGCAGGGCTGAAGGTCGAGAAGGTCAAGCTGCCCGGTGTTGGTGATCGGAATCGCGCCTACCAGTTCGGCATGCGCCGCCGCGGTCACCAACTGTTCCGCCAAGACACCTATAGCTGGGAAACCGAGCTAGCCGGCATGAACAGCGGTTACCTGAGCTTCTGTGCGGTGGCCAGCGATACGCCGGGCCTGTGCCAAAGCGCGCAGTTGCGCAGCGTCACGGCGGTCTCCGGTGGCTTCCTGCTGGAGTCGACGGAGCCTATCGATTGGTCGGTGCCAGAAAACTACAAAGTCGGGATCAGTCGTGCCGATGGCTCTCTCTCGGGTCCCTTCCTAGTGACTGCGATAGACGAATACCACATGCAAATCCCCGATATGGACTTCGTGCCCGACACCAGCATGACCTTGCAGCTGCCTCAGCTCCTGGTCGGCCCGTCGAGCAAGTGGGCCTATCCGGTCCTGGTCACCAGCTCGAACCCATCAAACGGAAACGTTGCACTCAAGGGCATGCCCTATGACGCCCGCGTTTACACCTACGACAGCGCCCCGGCGCCCGCATAAGGACAGGCCATGATTGCCTACCCCGAAGGTCTGCCGTATCCGCTACGCGATGATAACTATGGATTCAACCAGGTAAGCCCCACCGTCAGTACGGAGCTGCAGAGCGGCCAATCGATTGATCGTATTCGATTCAGAAACACGCCGGACATCGTGACCCTCACCTGGGAGTTTGACGACGGCGAGGCCCAGCTGTTCATGGCCTGGTTCGAATACACCCTGAATCTAGGGACTCTGCCATTCGACTGCCCGCTCAAGACCCCGCTTGGGTTCGACACCTATGAAGGCAAGTTCAAGGGCATGTACCAAGGCCCGCTGCTGGTCGGCATCAGCCGCTGGCGAGTCCAAGCAGTCGTCAGCCTCTTCAGGCGCCCTCTGATCGACAAGGACTGGCTGCATACGCCCGAATACGTGCTCAACCCGGAAATCTTCGACAGGGCTATGACCCAGAAGTGGCCCAAGTACACGGGATAACCAGTCGGCGCGACAGCCTTACATAACGAAATTTCACCGGCAGTTCGCCGGAATTAAATACCAGCGCTGATGAGAGAAAACGCCCATGGCTTTCAACACCGGAAATGCACCCGGCTCAAAATCCCCGAAGGACTTGAGCGATAACTCCGAGGACTTTGACCTCCTCATGACCACCGACGCGGTATCTGTTCCGAACCGCCTGGGTGTCGCGCTCAGGTCGTGGAAGGGAATGGTGGCCGAGTTTGTGGCTGATCAGGTATCCCGCGCCAACACGTTTATTGCAACCCAGAACGCGAAGCAAGCGGCGTTCGATGAGGCGCAGCTGGCTCGGGAAAATGAGTACGCGGCAAGGATTTCCTCCGGGATCTATGACACTACAGCGCTCGGTTTGATAAATACTGTTTTCGGGCAATATTTCAGCGTTCCATCACCCAGCAGCGCTGAATATCTGATCCTGTACCAGAACATCGCAGGCGTGGCTGAGGAGCGCAAGACCTATCCAAGCGCCGAGTTTGTTCAAGCGGTCAGCGACTCGTTAAACTCGGTCGTACAAAAGCCGACAGCCCCCGGCGTACTGATATCGTCCACTGATGCGGCTGGTAATCCAACATGGCTTCAGGCCAATGATACCGATGGCGGCCCCACCGCGTGGGCCGCTCAGATGCTAACCAAAAGCCTTGACCCGTCTTTCGTTCCGCCTGCGGTGACCTCCTCCCTCACGGCCAGCGTGCTCGCCGAGGCGGGCATCAGCAAGCCTGTGGTGGCTGGCGCCTTGGTGGCCATTTCAGACATTGTGGGTAACCCCACGTGGCTTCAAGCGCGAGACACCGACGGCGGTCCTACTGATTGGGCACTCAGCTTACTCAGCAGCCGGCTGGCCTCCTGGACTGCACCCAAGACCGAGTTCAACAACGCCGAAGCCTTGCGAGCCGTGCGTATGCGTCTGCGGCAGATCAAGGCCGCCGATGCCGGGGCCCAATTGAATGTTGGTTTTATTGGTGACTCGTACACCGCCGGCCACCTGTATTGGCTGAATAAGCTCACTCTTGCGATGGCGCAGGACTATGGATTTGCCGGGCCTGGCTATATCGGCTTCAATCACGGCGCGGCCTTGGGCGATACGAACTTTCAGTACAGCAGGTCAAGCACGACTTACTTCGGTGGCGCCTGGTCTGTCTCTAATCTGGGCGTTGCTAGCCCCGACAACCGAACGATTACCTCTACAGCAATTGGCGACTACGTAAGTGTCAACGCGGTAGAGTCTTCCGGCATCACCACGGGCATCACAGCAGGCAAGCTGCTGTACCTGGGTAACGGCGCTACACACACGATGCAATACCGCTGGGCTGATGCGGACGCTTGGAGCACCTTGACCTTGACCGGGACAGGGCCTCAGCAGATTGCCTTCCCGGTCCTGCCGGCAGGCACCGGATGGAAGTTTCGCATGGAGGTGGTTTCCGGCACCCCGACCCTGTTCGGCATTTACCTGTCGAACAGCCTGTCGGGCATCCGCTTCTCGAAGATGGCGGCGAGCGGCTCAACCTCGGGCAACTGGTTCAGCACCGATCCGACTTGGCAGACTCAATGGAAGGCTGCTGCCGCCCTTATCCCGATGGATGCCTACTTGATCATGCTTGGCGCAAACGACCAAGGCACCAGCGTTACGCCAGACCAATACCTTGCAAACATCCAAGGACTGGTCGGGATGATCAGGGCAGTCGCCCCTGGCGCCGATATCCATCTCTGTATGCAGGCGGAGACGCCGCGAGTCAGCACTTACCCGATATCGGCCTACGGCACGCTGTTGCGCAACTGGGCCTATACACAAGGTATCCCTTGCTCCGATCTGCAGTACACGTTCGGGCGTGACGTCCCCGGCTATGCCAGTACTGGCGCATTCCCGCTGATCGACACCGACAATCTTCACCCGATCATTACGAAGGGCGGCCGGTTAATTACCGAGTTCTTCTATCGTCTTCTTCGACTTTCCTGAGAGGTTTAAAAAATGACTTTGGTTTTCCGCGCCCCCGGCGTCCTATCCGCACCTCTTCCTGGCGCACCTGTAATTCCCAATCTTGAATACGGCGTTCTTTGGACGCTGGATGCGCAGGATCTGGTGCTGGCCAATGGTGCCGCGATCAGCAACTGGGTCGCATCAGGCCCCGCTCCCGTCGTCGACCGCACCTTCGATTCTAAATATACCGGATGGAACTTTCCGACCTTCTCGCTCGCCGGCGGCCCGGGTGGTAAGCCGGCCGCATTGTTCGACGGTACACAGCAGATCGCCAACAACGTGGGGGCAACCCTCGAAAGCCAGCCGTTGAGCCTGGTCTTCGTCTGCAAATCCGATACGTTCGCGTCCACCCAGTCGAGGATTCTCACGGCTGGCAACCAGATTATTGGCCCGGGAACGGCTGGCTACTACGGCAGTAATGCCGGCGAGTCCAGGCTGGAGAGCGGCGTAACCAACCCTGGCTGGTTGGTGCTGGCCGTGGTGTTTAACGGCGCCAACTCCAAGATCAAGGCGGGGGCTGGCGCTATTGTCAAAGGCGCTACCGGTACCGCCCAGAACAATCGGAACACCTTGGGTGGCCAGGAGTCAGCCTTTAGCGGGGTCGGCCTGAGCGGTGGTATCGCGTACGCCCGCTGCTACAGCCGCGCCTTGGCCGATGAGGATATAAACGCCATCGCTGCGCAGCTGAATGCCCGCTTCGGCTTGTAATTTTTGCAATGACAATCAGCCCGCCATCGCGCGGGCTTTTTTTCGCCTGGAGAAACCATGCCAATAATCACCGAAGCACAGGCCGGCAGCCGAAACGCACTCGCTTTCCTCGACATGATCGCAATCGCCGAGGGTACATCAACCAGTAAGTACACTCGAAACGATGGATATGACGTGATCGTCGGTGGTATCGACAGCCCGAACATCTTCACCAGCTACACCGATCACCCGCAGATCCTGGTCACCGTCAACCGCAAGGGGCTTAAATCGACGGCTGCCGGTCGCTATCAGCAGATGAAAAAGGACTGGCCGCATTACAAGGCCCTGCTCAAGCTGACGGACTTCGGCCCGATCAGTCAGGACCGACTGGCCTTGCAGCACATTAAGGAATGCCGGGGTATTACCGACGTGCATGCTGGGCGCTTCGAGGTGGCCGTCAGCAAGTGCCGGAACATTTGGGCTAGCCTCCCAGGCGCAGGGTACGGCCAGCGCGAGCACAAGCTTGACGACCTGATCGCTCACTACATTGCGGCGGGCGGGGGTTTGGCCTAGCAGTCGGCAGAATGTCGGAGATATGGAGCCCGAAGGCTCCTGCAGGTCGAGTTATTGGTTCGGATTCTTGATCTTGTCGAGGCAGGCCCTGATACGCTCATCGATACGATTGTTCAGCCAAGGGTCCTGAGGTGGGCAGCTCATCAGCATGGCGCCGTGACTATTCTTAATGTCGATAAGCAGTTCAGCCACCTCAGCTGGAACCGATAGCGACGCGCCAAATTCCGATCGAGCCTGCCATGCTTCGAATCGCCACTCGGTGTACATATCTGAAAACTTTCCGTGCTCCCGGCGCCATTGAAGCTCCTGTTCGATCCATTCATCTGTACGACCCTCATCGCGGACGTATTCGTTTTCAGGCAGGGAAACAAACCACCTCAAGAACTGCGCCATTTCCTCTCGACATACAGGAAGAATCACCCCGGCCGCACACCAAGTACGGCCGATGCCATCCACTACCAAAGTAGCAGCACCACTAAATACCGATTTGATTTCTTTTTGAATCTTGCTCATCGTATCCATTCCCGCCACCTCATCAGTTATTGGTTTCGCGTATCTTGGCCGCGGCCGCCTGATCGGTCGGGGTTACGGCTTGCGAGCGATCAGCAGCTCATGGTTTTCTGACATCCAGGTTGGCTGAGGGAAGTGCAGCAGCGATCCGTCATCGTCGCTTACTTGCCAAGCCTCTACGCCAATTCCACCTTCTAGGCGCCAGAAGACCGCGCACCACATATCAGGAGCCCCAGGGTCTTGCCGCTTTGGCTGGTAATGGGTCACCCTGTCAGGCGCCTTGCTATAATCGATCCGCGCTACGTTTTGCTATTCTTGGTTTTGTGGCGCTGAATTATTATTCATCGACCTTTCCCCTCCATAACGATATCGGTCATTCGTCCCGGTCGCGGGATAACTTTGTAGACTTCGGTGCCTCGCAGATCTGCTGCAAGCCCTTCCAGAACCTGAGCGACATAGCGGCGCTGAAGGCTCACGGTTTCGCCGCGCTCGAGCATGGCGCGGATTTCGGCAATTGTCGCCATCGCTCAATTCCCCGCTTGCATGGCTTTGCCAATCTCTGCGGCAGCGCGGACGATGGCACGGCGCAATTCAATATCACCCAAGGCGCCTACCGTTGCACCGCCCTGCTCTGGAAGCCAGCAAATGACGGAATCGGTATCTGGCCGGAAATCAACGGTGATTCGAATTTTAATCATCAGTCGGAATGCATCGCCATCGTCTTCGATCGGGTTCCAGCGACTGTAGTTGCCGTGGTCCCACGTTTTTACGTGGACCTCTCCATCTTCGCGGCCGTACTCAACTCGGTAGCCCGCGCCCTTTGCCGCCAGCTCCAGCAATTCGCGATCTGTCATGCACATTACCCTCTCCTTTCTCTGTCTGGTTGTTCGTCCGGGGGATTTAAACCCCCGGTCGGACGTTGTATTCCGCGGCCTGTAGCGGTGTGGTAGCTGAAAAGCTGCTGAAACCGCATTTTGGCGTGACTGATAGTCCCTTTCTAGTCACCCGTTTTTTTCGGCCGAAAGCGCTTCGTCGATAGCATCAGAAACTGAGTCGGCCAAGCACTCATGGTTGCTCGGGTAATCGACCTCGTTGCCTTCTGGATCGATCAGTTCGGCATTGCCAGCATCCTTCTCGATGCGGATCAAGATTTCCCAGCCGTGGGGTAATTCGCCGGCGCCACGCTGAACTTGCTGGTGAAACTCGGCATCCTTGCGCAGCTCAGTTGCCAAGCCTTCCAGCTCGCTTGGGTCGTCATCCATTTCAGCGCCCAGGGCCTCGCCAATTGTCCCGATGCTCACGGCGGCGCTCAGAAGCATGCGCTTGTGGGATTCGAGATCCTTGCGCAGCGCATCGCGCTCAGCCAACAGCGTGTCATAGCTGGAGGCAAGAACGATCTCGGGGCCATGCGGCTCGTACCCGATCTTGTTGCCGTCTTCCGACAGCATCTTCACGACTTTATAACGATGAACCTCGATCATTGCATATCCTCCAAAGCTTCCCGTGGCGTTATCCCGCCGTACTGATCGATCATCCCGCCGCGCTCGGTAAGCTTCGGGCCGGCAAGCAGGTTGTAGCGATCATCCTCTGACCATCCGCACGAACATCCCCACGGTCCGTAGATGACCCCAACCCCTACGTCTGCCGATTCGCGCATGCAGCCATGACCGCAGTTTGGGCATTGGCACTCCTCTTTATTGGCACTCATTGCGCGATCTCCTTTTTCGGCGTAAAGCGCGACGGCGCCCAGTCGCACACTTCATCCTCGGGGATATGCCCGAACATCATCGTGCACCGCCGGCAGTGCGCGCAGTCAGCGCAGGTTTTTCCATCGGGCAGGTTCATACCGTCGTCAACAGCGGCGCGGCGGTAGGGTTGGCGTTGTTCGGTCATGCGTCACTTCCTTTTGCTTGTTCTGCGGTGGCGGACAGTGCCGAACGTAGCCTTCGCACTGCATCGGCAGCTTTGCTTGTCTCGCAAGGCGCCTGATCTGCGTATTCTTTTGCTGCGGCGTGAAGCAACCGCAACAGCGTATCCCTCTCGGCCAGCTGCTCCCGCAAGGCATCCACCTTGTTGACGGCCCGGTCATACTCGCCCTTGCATTCGCCCAACTGGTCGCGCAGCTCAGCAATGACAGCGGCCTTCGTGTCGCGGTCGGCCTCGGCATCGCGCCTTAAACGCCACTGCTCGGCGCGCTCACTCTCAAGCCGCGCAGCATCATCGTGCGCACACTGAAGCGCTGAAAGTTCGACATAATTGCCGCAACCCACGTCCTGGATCATGCCAGCGTCAGACCATGAGTAGGTCATGATGAAGTTGGACTTCTGATCGGCATTGCTCATGATTGCACCTCTGCGCTGGCGGACAGCGCGGCGCTCACAATGGCCTGCGCGTGCTCACGCATCGAGGCGCGGCCTTGCTCAGGCATGTGCTCCCACGGATAATCCATGCACGCGGCCAGCTTCTTGGCGGCGGCCTCTAAATCCAGATGCTCCTCTTGCACGGCGGCATCAATTCCGTACGAATCACGAAGCTCAGCACGCAGCGCGGCGATAAGGTTCTTCTGTTGCTCGACTACTGTGCTCAGCCGATCAACCTCTCCGGCATCGGATCGGGTGAAGAGCGGAATCTGAGCGCCAGGGTTCGACTGCGCCAGGACTTCGCAGACCTTGTGGTCGTACTGGATATCCCAGTCATCGACCTCTGGCCCGTCGACACCGTGGAAAATGTCGCCGAGCATCAGGAATGCAACGGCCTGTTTTCCGAGTTCGATCCGCTCAATCGCATCCTTCAGCGCCTCGACCTTGGCCACGTCGCCGCCGGTTTCCTGCCAGCATTCCCACAGCGCCTGCTGCTTTTTCGAGCCGTAGTCTTCAGCGCGCACGCCGTTGTGCATGTCACGGGTCGGCGCGCCGGTCGTGTGCTTGGTCTTGTACCGCTCGCAGTGCCATGCCTCGAAGCCTTCGCGCATTTCTTCCTTGCTCATCACTCACCCCTTCGTTTATTTGTCGCCGGACTGCCCGGCCTTCACGCTATTCGATTCCTGCACCAGCAGGCGGTTGATTGCGGATGTAGCGCTTTCGCCTTTGGCCTCAAGGTTCGCCAGAGACTCGGCGGCATCCGGCTGCAACTTGATCCCGCTCAGCCTCCGGCCGCCCCGGGCCAGCAGATTCTTTTCGTGCACCTCGACGCGACTGGTCGATGTCTTTGGTGGTTTATGACTCTTCATTTCTGGTCGTCCAGCATCATTCGGTACTGGCGAAGCCCCAGTTAAGGGGCTTGATGTGTTGATCTGTGCTTAGCAGTCGCGTGGGTGGCAGCCCATTTTCAGCAGCTGCGATTTGATGGCGTCTTCAGCGTCCATCAGCTCGCAAATCAGGTCATCGGAGCAGCCGGTTTTTTCGGCTTCGCGGGTATTGGAGCGCGCTTCGGCCAGCTTGTGCTGCAGGGAGAGAACGCTGGAATCGTTGGTGAATTTGCTCATCTGGTTGTGCTCCGTTGTTCGTTTCGGTCGGCACTGCGCCTCCCATGGAATGAACTATAGGATAGTTGGTGCACCAACGCAAGAAGAGAATTCGATTTATCCGTGGTTTCTGGATTCGGCCTGCTCAGACTTCCCAAACATCGCCGCCGCCTTATCCCCCGACGAGTCGCCATCGGTTGGAATCCAGCGCCCGTATACCCGCGCAATCATGAGCCAGGATGCGTGACCCATCTGCTTGGCCACCCACATCGGATGCTCGCCCGCGCTCAGCATCATGGATGCGTAGGTGTGCCTGGTCTGGTACGGGTTCCGGTAGCGCACGCCTGCCCGTCGAATGGTCGGCGTCCACAATGATTTGCGCAGCTCCTGGTCACCGTTGAATGCCCGGCCGTGCCTCGGGTCGTGGAAAACGGCTTTCCCTTCTATATATGTGTGCTCGCGCTGGGCCTTCAGCGCCTCGAACGACATGGGCAGCAGGCGCACGCTACGAACCCCGGCCGCTGTCTTAGGCGTCTCTGCCTCGCTGGCTGCCGCCGTCAGCCCTCGCGACACCCTCACTTCCCCTCGATGCCAGTCAATGTCGCCCCACTCCAGCGCGACCAGCTCCGACGTTCGCAGGCCGGTCCAGAAGGCGAACTGCAACAGGTTCCGATACTGCCCGGTCGCTGCCGCCAGAATGGCCCGCTGCTCGTCCGGGCTGAATGGATCGATCTCGTCCTCGGTGCGCGGCTTGCCTTTCACTGAATACGTCCAGCCTGCCAGTGGGTTCGATTCGATCAGCTCGTCGTCTACGGCATCGCTCAGGGCCGAGCGCAGGCAGCTTTGCACGTTGGCCAGCCGCTTGTTGGTCGCCGACATCTTGGCCATGGCCGCCTTGACCTCTTTGCGCGTGACCGATGCCAGCGCCAGGTTGCCCAGCGCCGGGACCAGCACCCCCGCAACGATCTTGCGGTACCCATCCAGCGTCGACGCCTTCAGAATGCCGGCCTTGCGCTCAAGCCATTCGTCCAGGTACTGGCCCAGCGGCACCTGTCCGGACTGGCCGACAGCCGACGCCGCCCGCTTCGACCTGGGGAACGCCTCGGCATATTCAAACTCGCCCCGGTGAATCGCCAGATCAATCGAGGCCTTCTGCTGCTGCGCCCGCTTCAGGTTGGCCGGCGTAGGCTCCAGCGGCAGGCGCTCCCGGCACTGCTTGCCGTCGACCATGAACGAGATTTCGATACTGCTTTTCGATGCCGCACGCACCCCGCGCTTCGCAGCCATACGCCACCCCTGACGAATTCGTTTAGTTGGCCGACAGTTTAGACCTGTGCCGCGCTGGGCGGCACCAGGCGTCGACGGCTAGTCGTAGCTTGAACTCGAACTGCTATCGCTTGAGCTGGACGAGCTGCAACTGTCGCTCGACGACCAACTGCTGCCACTGTCGTAGCTGTCATGACTTCGGCTTGAGCAGCTGCTGTGCGATCGCGTCTGCTCGTAGCTGCTGTCCTGATTTATCGGGCTAAATGGACTGAGCGGGTTTAGAGGATTGGTCAGGTCGTTCATTGGGTCATGCTGACCAGATGCTGGGCTTAAGCTCGCCCCGTATCCCGTGCTTGCCCGCTGGGCAGGCGTGCGAAGTTGCGGCTTTGCCTTGCGGCGGAAGAGGCGCTTCAAGAATTTAAACATGGCAAGTCCTCGCCCGCCGTACGCCGGCAGGCTCTTGTGTGTGGTAGGGGTTAGGCTCGGTGGCCGCGCTTGCAGAACCAGTCCAGCGCTTCGATGATGCGCGGGTTTTCATACCAGTCTTCAATCTCGCGGCGCTCATTGCGATCTCGGAAAAAGATCGGTCCGAGGTAGTTGTGCCAGCTCATGAAAACGCGAGTCCCATCAGCTAGCGGCAGCCTGAAGAATGGCGACAGGCAGATAAAGCCGTGTTCGATTCGGATGCAGGTCATAGGAGCCCCGCGCAGTCTTCGAGCAGGCCATTCTTGTCTTCCTGCAGCTGATCCCGCTCCTTGATCAGCGCCTCAACCTTGCGATGGATGTACCGGGCGATTGTCTCGCCTGGGCGCATGTCGGCGGCTGGCGTGCCTCTCAGCACGGCCTCCCATTCGTGTACGGTCAGTTGTTCGGTCATGGCTTCGCCTCATCCCAGTAGATTTCAAGCCAGAGATCAACGAGCTGGCGCTCCTGAGCCTTACAGGCGCATCGGTAACCAAGGGCTCGCAGCTCCTTGAGGATCGCCTTGCACAGCTCAGGGTACTGGTCCTCGTTGCAATAGGTGCTTGTGCCAAACCCGTAGTCGCGCGTGGTGTACTTGTAGTTTCCGGCCTCGGCGGCTTTGGCGATACCGTCCAAGATGGTATCCACCGCAAAGGCTGGGTCTTTTGCCCGGGCAATGTCGCGGGCCTGGTCTGCTGTCATTCTGCTCATGCCTTCACGCTCCAGGTGTTCACATCGGCCAGGTCACCGCGGCGAACAAACTTCGCCCCGCCCGTCAGGTGATGCAGGATCGCGAACTCGGCAGAAGTGCGAGCCAGCGAGTAGGTGCGCCCGGTCGGGCGGTGGGTGTAGATCGTTTCCATGCGGGTTACTCCTGGCTGAGGATGTCGAGTTGGGCTTTGGCGCATTCGTCCGGGCCGTGCGGCAGGCGGGCCGGTTCAACGACTTCGTACTCACTGTCATCACCGTGATGACCAGCCTCACGTCGCGACTCGTTGTCGAACTTGTCGCGCAACGTTTTGCTTATCGTGATTTCGTGGCGCGGAGGCTTCAGAAACTCGATCAATTCAGCGTCAGTCATAGCGTCCATCTTGAGGATGGCCAGCTGCAGGACTTCGCTGATCTCTTCGGTGCCTGATCGCTCCCGGATGCGGTCCATTGCCTGATGAATGCCGGGGCGGACCTTGTGCCTCAGTTCCTTTTCGTCGTACTGCTCGCGCTTCTTCGCGGCCTTCGCTGACCGCTCCTTCGTGCTCTTCGCCATGTTATGCCGCCTTCCTTTGGTTCCATGCCCCGGCGGCCTCGAACAGCTGAGCCGCCTGCTTTTCTTCCAGTGATGTTTCGTAGGGAATCGCAATCCAGCCGCTCGCGGAAAGGTGCAGGGCGTTGCAGGAATCGCGCAGCTCTACATAGAAGTGCTCGATCACGTCCGAAATGTTCGCCGCCAGATGCACGCCTACGGGCGAAACCTCGACGGACTTGCAGTATTCAGCCCCGGCCTGATCGATACACATGCAGCTGATGTAGATCGTCCAGCGGTGCGCTATTTCAAAGATGGCGCTACCGATTTGATGGCTGACAATTCGCCGGGAGTTGGCCACGTTGAACAGCGACTGCTTGCCGCTCGGATCGATGTTCACGATGCAAGTGTGATTGGTCCTGAGCAGCGCCCGGCAGGAACGCTCGACCCTGGTCCGCATGTTGTTCGGCTTGCGCTTTTTCATTCGATAGCCCGCTCGCTGGCAGTTGGTGCTGGGTGAGGCGCGCACGCTGGCGCGACAAGGATCGGATCATTCGCACGAAGAAGGCCCAGGGAAGGCGATGCGATAGGTGTGAACCAGTCGATCCATCTTGTGCCAGCCGATGCCGATCTGATTCCGCACCTTGAGCTTGCCCAGGCCAATCTGTGCCAGGGCCTTGATCCGATCGACCAGAACCTTGTCCTCGATCGGGTTTTCCGATCTGCTGCCCGGGTTACGCCCCGATCCATTACGCAGCTGAATTCCTGAAAGCTTGCAGACCTTCGTTATCCGGTCCTGAGAAATGCCCATGTGCTTGGCCATTTCCGTCTTGGTCATCGTTTCGCTCAGCGTTCGGATTTGATCGGCCATCTGTCGTAGCTCGATCTCTTCCTGCGTCAGCCGAGGCTCGATGCGCGGGGGTAGCGGTTTGAATTCGAAGGTTTGCAGCACGTCGATCTTGCCGCCAGAGCGCAGGAATGCGTCTTGCGCAGAGGCCAGGGTCGATCGGTCCATCATTCGGAGGTCGTTGTATTGGTTCATTTGGCACCCAAAAGAAAGGGCGCTCTCATGGGCGCCCTTTTGGTCGGTTACTTGGTCGGTTATTTGGCCAGCGCCTTGCGCAGGTACGGATCAACGTCGGCCTGGCCGAGCAGCCAGCGCTTATAGTCGGCCGGGATGTCGGCGATCTTCGATCCGGCGTGCTTGCCGAAGCGGATCACGGTCGGGATGCGCGCCTCTTCGGAAATCATCCAGAGGTCTTCGAAGCTGAAAACCGCTGCGCCGTTGCGCAAGGCGATCTCTTCCAGGATCTTGACCAGGAGCCGGCGGCAGTTGAGTACGTCGTCGAGCGCGGCGTGAGCGTTCTGCAAGAGCCCGCGCGCATGCTCCCTGTAGTGCAGGTAGATCATCGCCGACTGACTGTGCGAGTCAGCGTCAGGCCAGAGCGCACGGCTCAGCGCCTGGGTGCAGATCCGCTTCACATCCGGCTGACCGATCACGCCCCAGTCGTAGTCGACGTTGTGGCCGATGATGTAGGTGGTGCCTTCGGGCAGCGCAAATTCGGTGTGCGGCGGGCAGTCGACCAGCTCTTCGTCGTAGATGTGGCTGGTGGCCAGCGCGCCCAGCTCGATCGGCTTCGACGGCTTGTAGCGCTGCAGGAATTCTTCGACGACGCCCAGAGTTTGGATGTCGGCGAGTTTGAGATAGGCGCCTTCGACCATCTGCGGGTCTTTCAGGCCTGTAGTCTCGGAATCGAAAATAATTGCGTTCATTGGTTACCCCTGATTTCACTTGGTTTTGAGTCCGCCAGGCGATGGCCCGGCGGGTTATTGCTTATGCGGCGTGACGATCAATCAAACGGGATGTCGTCGAATTCGTAGTGCGGTTCGCCCTGGTCGTAGCTGTCGTTGCTCGACTGGCTCTGCAGGTGCTTCGGTCGGTTGTCGCGAACCGGTTTTTTCATGAGCTGCTGAACCATCTTGGCCAGCTTCACCGGGGCCATGCACTTAGGATCAAGGATCTCGGAGGCGGTCTTTTCCGACTCGGCGCTGAATGGCGCGTAAATGATCGGGCGTTCCATTCCGGTGGTGCTGGTCTTCTCGATTTCCATCTGGAGCAGCAGGCCGATCGGCTTGCCCATCAGTTCCGGGAAGCCCGGCGCGGTCACTTCTTCGCGCTGCTTGGTGTCGCTGTTCCACTTTTCAAACTTGATCGGCTGCGGCGCTCCGACTGTGCGCAGCTTCAGGCAGGCCATGATTGCGTTAATCATCGCGTGGCCGCCGTCGTTCTGCTTGCCGTGCTGGTAGCTCAGGTTCAGGTAGAAGTTACCTTCCGCCCCGTCTCGGGTCTTGTAGGTGAAGCCGATCCCGGTAGAGCCGGTCTCCTTCTTTTCCATCCATTCGGCCCGGGTGAAGTCGCCGATATACTTGCCGGCCTCGTCGATGAAGGCGGACTTGTTGTCGGCGGAACGTGCGGCGTTAGCGTCAAGATTGAACATGTGGAAGGCTCCTATGCGGCCTGGGTGATTTCGGTAGGTTTGATTTCGTAGTAAGCGCAGATCGCAGCGTCAACCGCCGCCAGGTCGTTCTCGACCATGGAGTCTTCGAACATGCCCATTGGGGCCTTGGTCGTGTCCGATCCGTTGTTGCGGGTGCTGAAGAAGTGCTGGCCGTCCTGGACGACCGACCGGAGAACGATGGTGACCATGCCTTCCAGCGTGATCTTTTCGTCCAGCATCTTTCCGATGGTCTTCATCTTGATCTGGCCGGCGTCTGTTTCCTCGGTGTGACTGAGGATGTAGACGCGAACGTCGTCGGGCAGATGAAGCAGCGCCTCGAAAATGTTCCAGGTGTGCCGGCCGATTTCGGTGAACTTGTCGAAGCCCTTTTCCTCGCTCCGGCGCATGAACTCGTTGGCCAGGATGTATTGGAAGTCATCGATCACGATCACCTTCCGCTTCGTCTGCCGGGTGGCGCCGATGACCTTGTTCCAGTCGTCCGTGACGTAGGGCTTCCATGTCTTTGAATCGCGGAACGGAAGGGGCTTTTTGATGACTTGGATCAGCGCCACGTCGGCGGGCTTGAAGTTGCGCATTGACGCGCTCTTGCCGCTGCCGGACTTGCCGAGGATCAGGGTTACAGTTGCCATGTCGGCACCTCAGATTGGCTGGTTGTCCCACTGGCGCTCGATTTTCAGCGCCTCGTCTTCGTACTCTTTGCGGTCATCACCCTGGAACTGCTCAGGGTCGAACGCGCCTACCTTCATCCAGTCGAGCTGGGCGGTCAGTCGTGGTGTGTTCATTGGCGCCTCAGTAGGTCAGGGCGATGGCCGGGATCTTTCCCTGCACAATCAGCGTGATGGCTTGCTTGGCGCAGGCTTCGGTCAACCCGTTGGCGGTGAAGGCTTCCAGTGCAGACCGGTTGATCTTGGCGCGGTGCGCCGTATCGGCTGCACGGGCTTCCTGCTGACGGACAATCTCGGCGGCGGCATCGTCTGCACGCTTCTGCTCATCAAGGCGTGCCTGCTCGACGGCCTTCTCTTGCCGGGTCGCAGCCTCTTTGCGCTCACGCTCGGCGCGCTGGTCGGCTTCTTCCTTTTCGCGTTTCGCCTGATCGGCCTTTCGCTCGGCGTCCTCTGCCTGCTGCTTCAGCTGCCGCTCGCGCTGCTCGGCCTGATCCCGCTCGCGCTGGGCTGCCTCGTCGGCGTCACGCTGCGCCTGCTCGGCCGCTTCCCTTCTGATTCGCTCGTCATGCTCACGCTGGGCGCGCGCTTCGTCGTCAGCGCGGCGCTGGGCCAGTTCTGCCTGATCCGCCTCGTACTGTTCCTGGTCGACCAGGGCCTTGCGCAGGGTCACCAGAGCGGCAGCCTTTGCCCGGTGCGCGTCAGCCTCGAACTCTTCCAGCTCCTGGTTGATCACAAGGCTGTCCAGGTCTTGGATCTTGGCGCCGATCAGTGCGGCGCTCATGCCGGCGGTGTCGGTGTTTTCGATGTGCTCGATCACGGCCTTGTGCGCATCAATTCGGGCATCCTCTGCGGCCTGCCATTCGTTCAGCGGTCGGCGGACCTGCTCCTGAAGCGCCTCAAGGGTTTCGCGCATCCGCTTGCGCTCGGCGTCGATCAGCTTCGGGACTTCCTTAAGTTCGGCCACCAGCTTTTTGCCGGCGTCATCCAGGGCCACTCTCGACTTCGCGACGTTGTGGGCAATCGAGGCGATGGCGGCGCGACCCTTTGCGGTGCTGGTGTCTGGAACGAAAGCCAGAACCTCGTCGCGGATCTTTTGCAGCCAAGGCTCCAGGCCGTTCGGTGCGCTATAGACAGCCAGCGCGGTTTCCTTTGGCGGCACGGTGGCCAGCTCAGTCGTTGCGTTCATGTTCACCCCTTGTACGTCGAAAGTCCCGTGCAAGGGACTGTTAGATGCATTTCCATTCAAGCCAAAGAAGTCGCCGATCTTCTCGACTGCGGCCGAAACACGCTTGGCGCTTGCCTTGTCTTCCTCGGCCTGCCGTCGCCTTCTGTCGTCCAGGCGCTGCGAGTGCTCCGGGTTGGCCGCGTCGTAGTCGTGGAACAGATCGGTCGGTGCTGCCTTGGGTCGGCCGTAATCGTCGTATCGCCGGTCCCACTCCCGGGCCTGGGCGCTGTCTGCGTAGCTGGTGCTCATGGCTCAGCCCTCAGCAGCTGGTCGCCGATGATGCGCAGGCGGTTGCGGATGCGGTTGCCTTGGGCGTTGATCTCTTTGCGCTCATCGAGCAGTCGAGCCATGGCCCGAAAGCTGCCGTCGTCTTCCTCGGTCCAGGTGTCGTCGTAGGTCTGCACCTCACTGACGGCGTGGTGCCAGCCATGCCACACGATGCAGCATTCGTTTTCGTGCGTTTCGCCGCTCATGTACCGGTTGCGAAATGGCTTCAGGTCGACGAATGTTTCGGCGGCGGCATGCTGTTCGCGGATGGCCTGAGCGTTCTTTCGCCATGCCTCGCGATGCCGGGAATATGCCTTGGCCAGCTCGCGCAACTTGTCATCAGTCGTCTGCGTCATGGCCGAGCTCTCACGGCAATCCTGTTGCCTTTCTGCGTGGCATACATTTTCTTCGGGAGGTCGCAAACCCGGAAGTCGCGGGACATGCCCAGCAGTCCGTAGATCTGCGTGCTGACTTCGATAAGTCCAAGGCTGCGCTCGATCTCTTCGAGCTGATCGTCGATCAGTGATTTAACCGGTGAAGTAGTCATGCGTGCATCCTCTCGGTGGCGCTGCAAAGGCGGGAGACGCGAGCGCTTCGGGCCGCCGTGAGGCTGCTGTTCATCTGGGTCGACTCGTCGTAATCAATGTCGCCGCGCCAGAGTGCGTAGGAGATAAACCCCTGCAGGTAATTCAGGTCAGACTCGCTGCCAACCAGGTCGCCGGCGGGCATTGCGTGGATCTTTTTCAATCGTTCATCGAAAACCGCTCTCGCTGTGGAGTTGAACATTTCAGTTTCCCTCGGTGACGTGGAAGAGACCGCTAATTTTCTGCTTTAAAGGCGGCTGTGATGGTGGAAGGTGCGAGCCGAGCTATTGCCTGGCATGCGTTGCTGAGACTGTCGGTACGTCCTGGAGCCAGGATATACAGCCGAGTCGCCCATCGCCTTGGTTACGAACAGGCCGCGAAGGCTCAGCGCGTCAATTTCAAATTCGTCGCCCAAGAGGGCTACACCCGTTTTGTCTTTCATGTTTGCACCCCTGCTGTTTTTGGTTGGTAGTTTTCCCACTGCCGACTCATCGAATCGGCACTGGCGAAAGGGTCCAGGCCGCGCTACTGGCGACCGGCCTGGATTGTTGCGTCAAGTTGTACGCTCTCGTTCGGTTGGCCTACCGGTGTTCCTGCCGATCCGCGGTGAGATCGATGGCCGATTTCCGCTGCCTGTCAGGTGTTGGGCGCAGCCTTCAGGCTTGCTACGCCACGCAGATGACTCACCATTGTCAGTCCATGATGGAATCTCCTATTGCTCGCTCACTGGGCAGGCAGTGGCCACCTATTGAATATTCAAACTGCTCACTCCATTGCCGCCTGAGTGTGGCGGGGCGCATCGCTTGCCGGGTCATTCGCACGGTTAAGGCTTTCGCCATCGATCAGCCGCAAAGGGTTTTCCCTTTCGTGGGCAGGCTTTCGGGCCTGTCTGATCGCCGGTCGCCGACAGAGGCGGCGCGGTCTATTGGTTGTTGCGCAGATTGTATAAAGAGCGAGTCGTCTGGTCTCTCGGAAGGGACCGCTTCGATGGGTTAAAAGGTAACTCAAGGTTGCGAGCCTGTAAAGTCCTTTCGATGAAATAATTTTTAAGTTGCAAGACCCCTCGAAGGGACTAAAATTTGCGTAACACCGTTGAAGGCTCCGCAACTGTTAGTTACCATTAGGTATCAACCGGCGAGGGAGTCGTTTATGCAAGGTGTTCCGCTAAAGCAGTTGGTTGCAGATCTTGGCCCGGCCAAGGTGGGAAAAATGCTTGGTGTTAGTCACCAGGGAATCACGAAGGCGGTAGAGGCCGGGCGAGACATTCTCATCACTGTGCTACCGGACGGAAAGGCAAAAGGGATCGAGCTCAGCGACTTCCCGAAAGCAAAGAAGAAAGCAGCACCAGACTGATAATAGTGAACGAAAGGGGTTTATATGCCACACGTACCAGAAGAGCTGATGCACGAAAAGCAAACAAAGATGCGTCTTGGATATGAGAAGCACAAAAGGTTTGTCAAGATGGCGCATGACAACGAGCTGCTGCACTCTGTGTTCCTTCGGGCTTTAGCCGAGGACACCCTGGCGTACTGGGAAGAGCACGGCGAGTTGCCTGACTTCATGCAAAAGAAGCACGCATAATCAATCATTAATCACAGGGGGTTTGATGTGGGCAGGGATGGGTATTTTGTAGTTAACCAAGGCGTAATCGCCGAATCTGATGCATTTACGCACCCACTGGGAAAGGAGTTCGGGCGGTGACTAAGGAATATTACGAGAGCGTAATCGGAATTGAGAACCTGGCCCGGTGGGAAGCAATGGCGGCTTCAAAAAACATGACCGGAATGCAGCTTGCAGAACTCATGACCGCCAAGGCAGTACAAGCCTTTGATGACATCGATAGCTACCCGGATCAGGAACGGACTGATCCGGCGTCCAGCGCAGGCAAAAACGTGATTCACGTTAATTTCAAGGCTGCATCCCATCGGAAAGGCCGCCCGGCCTACCGGAACACAGGAAGACGGTTAGAGAGTCGCGTCGGACTTCTCAAAATAACGGTCCCTTCCACGTCACCTAGCACCACTTCTTCAGCGGTCTCTTCCACGTCACCTGATACTGCTATTCCATACAGTAGTTGTTAACTTAACAGACTGCATTCAGCCGCGCCACGTTTCGGGCGTCAGAATAACGTAGCGCGGATCATATAGAGCAATTTCAATCAGGGGTGATGAAATGACGGATGGAATACTAAGCGGGACCGTTGAGGTGCAATGCGGCGACCTGTCTGGACCGGCGCTTGACTGGGCGGTCGCGAAGGTTGAGAGCGTGTTTGTGCATATCGGAGACCCTGAGCTCGGCGATGATCTTCGTGTCTTCTTCGTTCGCGGTGGCTGCCTGGCAACCATTGTTAGGTACTCGCCATCCACTGACTGGCGGTTTGGCGGCCCATTGATCGATCGATACAACCTATCCCTGCTCGCCCCGGATGAGGGGTTTAGCCAGTGGTCAGTCGTTAAGGAATGGTGCCACGGCAATATCGAAGCGACCTATCCGGAATCCCCGACAGCCCTGATCGCTGCCTGCCGGGCCATCGTCGCCGAGAACCTGGGCGAGGTCGTGAGCGTGCCGGCTGAGCTGGTCGAAAATAAATAACCTTTTCAGGTTGAACATTCGCGCCGTCAAGGTTACTGTGATTCGTACCAGAGGGGTGAACTATGAATAGCGACCAATTCGACAAACTGTCAGAGCTCATTGATTCAGATGGCGGGCCAGGCGCACAAGGCGCAAGGCTCGTCCTGGTGGAAGGCGTGAAGGCAAAAGAGGCTGCCGAGGTGGTGGGTGTGACCTTCCAATCGGTCTACAAGTCCGTGCGCCGTTTCAAGAAAGCATTCGAGCTCGCTAAGGCTGTCCATCAGTAGAGCCTAGATTTTCGTTTCAAGGCGGTATACCGTGCAGCCTAGTCTCTCCAGAGGGACCGGAGCGCACAAAAAAATGCCCCGGCGGATCAGGCCGGGGCGGATGTAACTTTACTACGAAGGAAGTGGAAGTATGAGCAAGGTTATGGAAAATGTCACTACTGGCATTGCGTCAGATCGTCCTGAATTCGTCAGGGCTGCGCCGAGAATAGGCCCGGTTGATGGCTCGTATTTCGACAATTACCCGGACTACCTGGAAGCTTGGAAGCGTAAAGAGCGTGAGGCCTTCCAGAGCTTCAGCGACTACCTGGACGAAAACTATAGCCTTCTGAGCTACGTGTCGAGCCAGGGAGACGGCGAGGCAGGCGTTCTTATTCAGATGCTTAAGGATCGCCTGATCGGTACGGCTGATCAGATCCAGCGCGCCCGAGGCTACCGCAAGAAGAAAATCGACGGATCACTCCGGACCGCTGTGTTTGAGCGCGACCTATATCGCTGCGTCTACTGCGGAACCCACAAGGAATTGTGCGCCGACCACATTTATCCGGAGTCCAGGGGCGGCGAGACGACGTTCGAGAACCTTCAGACGCTTTGCAGGCCTTGCAACACCAGCAAGGGCGCTCGCGTTGTCGGTGATGCGCAATGACAAAGCCAGTGAACGTCCAGAAGGCTACCCCGACCGAGCTATACGCCAAAAAGGCGCCATACAGCTCCGTCAGCAATGACGTGGTGGCAATGATCATCAATCCGGATGCCCTGGCTATCTGGATCTACCTGCAGACCCGCTCAAGCGACTGGAAGGTAATCGCATCCTACCTGCAGGAACGGTTCTCTATCGGTCGCGACAGGTACTGGAAGGCTATGGCTTGCCTGAAGGAGCTGGGCCTCATGAGCCATGAGGTCATTCGCGAGGAAGGCACCGGCAAGATGCTCGGCAAACGAATCATCGTCCACTACGAGCCGAACCTACAGGTTTCCGAACATTCGGTGGACCGTAGCGACGGCGCGCCGTCTATACGGGAAACCGACCACTACTTAATAAAGGATTCTTCTACTGAATTATCTGAGAAGAAACCAACGGTCGCGAAGGCTCCCGGCAAGGCGGATGTGAATTCTGATTTCGCTCGCTTCTGGTCTGTGTACCCGAACAAGAAGGCCAAAGGTGATGCGGAAAAAGCTTGGGCGAAGATCAAGCCTGATCAGCCTCTTGCTGAGATCATTGTCACCGCCGTAATGGCGCATCGACTGTCCGCCGACTGGAAAAAGGATGGTGGCCAGTTCATTCCCCATCCGGCTACATGGCTGAACGGTAAGCGCTGGGAGGACGAGGTAACGCCTGCCACTGATCAACCGACCGCAAAACCGAAGTCGTCCGGCCCTGACTTCTTCGACGAATCCTGGCGAACCGATACGAGTGACGACCTATGAAAAACGTCACTCAGCTAATCCCAACTGCCGCGCGCCAGCTTCGCGTCAGCCAGCCGTTGCCCGTGGCTACCCAGCCGCTGGGTGTGGTGGACGACCAGACTGGGGAGATCGTCGAGAAGATTTTCCGCCAATTGCAGGCGATCTTCCCGGCATGGAAACAGGCCTGGCCCGATGACAAGGCGCTGTCGTCTGCAAAGCGCAGCTGGACCAAAGGGTTCATGGATGCCGGTATCAACGACCTGGACCAGGTGCGCTACGGGGTCGAGGAATGCCGTCGCAGCGGGTCACCATTCGCCCCGAGCATCGGCCAGTTCATTGGCTGGTGTACGCCTGGGCCGGCGAGCTTCGGCATGCCCGCCGTGGCGGATGCATGGCTTGAGGCGCTAATGGGTACCTACAGCCATGAGGCTGTGCGACTGGCTGCCAATGCCACCGGACTGTTCGACCTTCGCGGCTCCAAGCAGGACAACAAGGGTCTGCGCGAGCGCTTTGATCGCAACTACGAGGTGATATTGCGCCGCGCCCAATCTGGCCAGCCGCTGAACGGGGAGATCCTGGCCGGGATCGGTCACGACAGCCAGAAGTCAGAGACTGAGCTGGCCAACGACTACGCCGAACAGCGACATGCCAGAGTTCGAGAGGCTCAGGGCATTCCATCGACCGGATCGGACGCGCGCGCCCAGCTGCTGGCAAGGATGAAAATCAAGCGCGATCCGCAACCCGACAAGGAGGCTTTCTGATGAGCGCAGAAATCCACAATTTCCCTCTGTCGCGTCGTCTGCACAATGCCCGCGTTGCTGCTGGGCAGGCGAAGCGCAACGAACTGGCCGACTACCTGCGCAAGATGGCGGACTATCTGCAAAGGGATGACATCGAGAGCGAGCCGTCGGCAATTACCGTCGTGCTCTCCGGCAAGGCTGGCGACGAGGTTCTATGGAATGGCTACGCCAACAATCCCGACGTGAGCCTTCGCGATGTTGCCAGGGCCTTCGACTCGCAATTCAGCACGCCATACAAGCGGCGCGGCGGAAACTTTCACGACCGGAGGAATCTATGACCCCTCTCCAGCGCGCCACCGTCAACCAGCTCGTCGCAGACGGGTTCAAGGTCGTCACTGCAAGCATCGAGGTGGTCCGGGTGACCAAGGGTGCAGACCGACGCATCGTTTTCCCTGATGGCAGCCAAAAGCGCGCCAACCATGTCGAGCACAAGCGCGCCTAATCCCGTGTGGATAGCCAGGCGCGAAGGTTGCTCGCAAAACTGAATAGAACCTGCCTGGCGCGATGTCAGGCAGGATCAGCGGGACATAGGGGTGGAAGGGATGAATGATTATTTGAAATTGAAGGAACTGGCCGAAAAGGCAACTAAGGGGCCTTGGGGTTACGACGGCTCTTATGTTTGCCCGGCGCGAACCGAAGACGGAACGACCTACGTTGAATCATGGCGCTCAATCGCTGATTGCGCCCAGCCGGAGAACACCAAGTTCATCGCAGCCGCCAATCCGGCTGCTGTGCTGGCTCTGATTGCCGAGAATGATCGGCTGAGCCTGCATTCTCACTGCCACCTGCTGCGAGCGCAGACTGTCGAGGTTGAGCGCGACCAGCTCAAGGCCGAAGTCGAGCGACTCAAGCATGAACATCGGCTGCTGACCGAGCACAACGAATTCCTGGCCAGCTCCGACAGCCGACTCGCTCCTGAGCTGCGCGCCGTGAAAGACGCACTCGGCCTTGATTTTACGGCCAGCGTTAGCGGCGAAGTGGTTCCGGCCATTGAGAAGCTGCGCAAGGGCGACGAGCGCTATCAGTGGCTGCGCAGTCGTATCCCAGGATCGGCGTATCGAATTGCTGGCGTGATCTATAGCGAAGGCGGTCTTGGCGTAGATGCCGGAATCGACGCCGCCATGAGCAAGGAGGGCAAGTGATGGGAGCGGAAAAAGGAAGTGATGAGTTCGAGGCGTGGTTTGCCGCTGAATATCCGAATACTCATGCCAACTGCGAAAAGCCGGACCATCCGAATTATCAGATCATAAAGGCGTTTGCCGAGGTCTCATGGCGACATTCCCGCAAGGCCGTGACCGCCGAGATTGACAAGCTCAAGGCTTAGAACGAGGTGTTGCGCAAAGGGTTTAGCTTGGCACGTCATTGGTGCGATTCAGCATTGAGGGCCGTCCAGGGTAGTGATTTGGACGATTCGAAATCGTCAGAACTTCTCGATATTGCGTGCCTCCTGCGACATCAGGCGTCGGATATTGACGCCGCCATGAGCAAGGCCGAACAGTAATTCAGTGAGCGCCAGGCGCACAGTGAGTCACATACTCACCGTGCGCCCTGTCATTACCGTGAGTTTTTGGCAATGTACTCGTCAATGAAATCATCAATCACAGTCGTCATGTCCGACTCGTTGCGCATGCAGGCCCGGCGGAACCGGTCGTGTTTCTCGGCATCGAGGCGCACGTTCAGGCGCTTCTCTTCTGCGACTGGCTTGCTGGCCTGGGCCAGGATCTTCGGCGCCCTGTCGGCGACCTTGCTTGGTGCTGTGGTGAGTAGTGCCATGATCAGGCCTCCAATAGTTTCTTGACGGCTTCAGCGAAGCGCAGCGACTCCAGGCGTATCGCGCTGTCGCCGCTTCTCGTTGGGGTTCTCCCTCGGGCGATGGCTGTCGGGTATCCGATCCGGTCGCACAGGGGCACGCTGAGCACGGGCAGGCCGTAGCCGTTCAGCGCCTCGGAAATGTCCCGGCCAAGCAGGGTGTTCTGGTCCAGGCGATTGACGTACAGCGCAGCTATGAACTCGGGCCGGTGCGCCAGGTGCGCCTTCATCAGCTCGATGGAGTCAGCGGCTGCCCAGATATCGAAAATGCTCGGCGCGCACGGCAGCAGTGCCATGTCCAGGTAGGGCAGAGCGTCCGCAGACAATTCCCCCTTTGTGTCGATCACCGCATAGTCAAACCCCGACAGCCCCTTCAGGTCTGACAGGCGCTCGGCGGTGAATATCTCGAGCGTGGCCGGCAGCTGCGCAATCTCAACCCACCGGCCGACGCTGCCTTGCGGATCGGTATCGATCAGGGCAACGCGGTGTTTCTGAGCCAGCGCCCCGGCCAGGGTGACCGCGCTGGTTGACTTGCCAGCCCCGCCCTTCTGCGTCCATAGCCCGATCTTCTTCATGAGTACGGTTCTCATTGTGAGTATTTGACTCACAGATTACACGACTGTGCGGAAATCGCTTTGCATATTCGCGAGCATCGCATATAGTCTCTTCAGAGGGACCAGAAAGGGACCTGAAGCAGGGGTTGGAGAAATGGGAAAGATTCTGATTGGCTACTCGGCGTGCGAGCTGACCCGTAAGGCGTTCGAGAGGCACGGCCATGAAGTCTGGACTTGTGACCTTCTGCCTGCCCGTGGCGAAGGTGGAAACCACATCCAAGGCGATATCTGGTTTGCGCTGACTGCCAAGCAGTGGGATCTCGCAGTTCTCCACCCGATGTGCACCTACCTGACTTGCTCGGGTGCCTGGGCGCTTATGGATGCCAACTTTGAAAAGTACCCGGGCGTTGGCTACCACCAAAAACCAAATCCGGAAAAGCTCTATGGCGCCGAGCGCCGAGCCGCACAAGCCGAAGAGCTGGACAATTTCCGCAAGTTGCTTGATCTGCCGTTCCCGGTTGCCATCGAGAACCCGGGCACGTCGGCAATCAACACTGCGATCCGCCCGCCAGACCAAGTGGTCCACCCGTATCACTTCGGGGATGACGCGAGCAAGGGGACTGGGTTCTGGCTAACCAAAGGCCTGCCGAAGCTGGTGATTGATCCCGCCGACTACGTGCAGCCGCGCTGGTGCCTGCAACCGAACGGAAAGACCCTGCCGCGATGGGACAACCAGACCGACACCGGCCAAAACAGATTGCCGCCGCGCCCTGATCGCTGGCTTGAGCGATCCAAGACCTACCCCGGCATCGCTGCCGCCATGGGAGACACCTGGGGTCGGTTCATTACTGAAATCACGAAAGAACGCGAGAAAGCCGCATGAAGCTGGACCCAAGCAAGTTAAGCAGTGACCCGGCGCACATCAGGCAGCTGATCGCATCGTCCGGGATGACGCAGAAGGAAGCGGCCGCGGCATTGGGCGTAGGTCACCGAACGATCGGCGACTGGCTCGGCGGCAAGATCAAGTGGTCCTACCCGGCGCAGTACGCGCTGGAGTGTCTTGTTAAATACGGGGTAGTGAAATGAGCGCTACAGAATGGAAGTTTGTACCGGTTGAGCCGACCAGCGAACAACGGCTTGCAGTATGTATGCACCCTGATCTTGCTGCTGCCCTATACCGCTCGATGATCAAGGCCGCACCGGTGCCGCCATCGATTGAAAGCCTGCTGGAAAACTGGACGCCGAGCGATCAGCAAGCATTCGCGACCTTCCTGAAAGGCCGATTCCCTGCCGAGTTGGACAGCTACGCCATCCAGTCGCTGGGCTCAGCCTGGAAAGATGGGCAGGCCAATGCGTCGCCCGAAGTGCCGCAATGCACCGGCACCGGCAGCGACTCCCTCGACTGCATCCTGGGCGTTGGTGGCTTCGCAAGCTTCGGCCCGCTGGACGCACAACCCGCCGCCCACCTGACCATCCCCGGCGCGCTGGAGTGGGATGGTGATAATGGTACTCACAGTGCGGACGGTGAGTCGCGTGATGATGGTGAGTCTGCGCTGCTCGCTGCAGCTGGCGAGCATGTCGAGGAACACCTATCCAAGCAAATCGACATTCTGACCATCAACCTCAATTCGGTGCGCGCCCAGCTGGCCAGTACCGAACAATCGCGCCGCTCGTTCTTCGACTTGAGCAAGGATCTGGAGAAGAGACTGGCCGAGCGGGATGCGCTGCTGCGCCGATGCCTGATGGCAGTCCGTGAGCAGCATTGCGACGAAGGCGAAGCAGACTTTGACCTGCCGGCAACTCTCATGGCCGAGATCGACGCCGCCCTATCCTCCATCGTAGAGCCGGGCAAGTGCGAATCCTGCGGCGACTGGGGCCACATCGAAACCGAAGACAGCGCCCATGACTGCCCTGAGTGCGGGCCGAGCGTTATCGAGCGGGCTGTCGAGGCCGGGGTGATGAATGCGCCGAAGCAATACGCAGCGGATGACATCCCCGACTTCACCCCCGGCAGCGGCAACAAGGCAAAGCGCCGGATCGCGGCAATCGAAGCGGCCAAGCAAAAGACCTGCATCGAATGCGATCAGCCCCACTGCCCCGGCGTATGCGTTGAGCGCGGCGATCAGGACTATGACCGGGATCAGGCTGCGAAGGGTGGCTGCGATGAGTGAAGTTAAGCGCTACGGGCACATCAGCTACCTGGTCGAGGCAACCCCAACCATGCGCGCCCTGTACCCGTCGATGTCTATGTACGTCATGGCAGCCGACTACGACGCAGCCATTGCCCGGCTCGAAACGGCTGAGCGCTTGCTGCACACGGCAAGCATTCGCATGGCTCGCTGGCTGAATCAGGACGACGACCAGCGCAAGCAGATTATTGCGTTTCTGTCCGGCAATCAGATGACCGACAGCACGGAAAAGCCTCAAGCCCAGAAGGTCTGCGCTGACTGCGAAGGCTGGGGAACCATATCGACCGGCATCGACGAGGCGCCATCGACCAACTGCAACAAATGCGCCGGTACCGGGAAGGTGACGCCATGATCGGGCTCGCTCTCTGGCTGGCAATCCAGCTCCCACTTGGCCATCTGATTGGGAAGGCTCAGCGCCAAAAGCGCAAGTTTGACGAGGTGTTCAGGCATGGCTAGCGCTCCGAAGGCGGCGCCAAAGCCAAAGCCAATGCCGGTCTACCTGATGCTCAGGAAGATGATCGACCCGGCGACGGGCAATGAGGTGGCGGCGTTCGTGCCGGCCTCGGATGCCGACAAGTCGATCCTGGGCGAGAAGGGTTACCGGTGGAACGCCAAGGTCAGAGCCGACCTGAAGCAGCCGCGCAACGAGCGGTTCAACAAGCTGGTCCACGGCCTGGGCAAGATCCTGGCGCAGAACATCGACCGATTCAGCGGCAAGCAGTCGCACGCGGCCATCAAGGCGCTGCAAACCGAGTCGGGCATCTACTGCGAAGAAGACCTGCTCGAAGTGCCCGGCATCGGTTCGCTGATCATCAAGCGCCCGCAGAGCCTGTCCTACGACTCGATGGGCGAGGAAGTGTTTCAGGACTTCTGGGCGAAGGTCTGCGGTTACCTGGTGCTGAAGGACTGGCCGACGCTCACAGAAGAGCGATTGACCGAAATGGCGGAATTTGAAGGGTTCAGGGAGACGGCATGAAGGACGTTTTGATTATTGGTGGTGGATCGCACGGAATAGCGCGAAGGATTGGCCTTGCTATAGGGTCTCTTGCAAGAGTCTCGGTTGTGGAATTTCCCGCTCTTCTTGAGCCGGGGCAGCCGAATGAAAACCCGTTCCAGGGTGGCGGCCGAGGAAAGGGCGCGAAGAAACGGGCAGCCAAAGAGCGGCGCATGCGAGGCGGCTACTGATGAGTCTCCCTGCCAAACAACCCAAGCCTAAGACCTGCAAGAACCCGGCATGCGGCGTCAGCTTCCCTCCGCAGCGCCTGGGTCAGGCCGTGTGCAGCCCTAAGTGCGGACTGGCCATCAAGGACGTGAACGAGGTGAAGGCGCGTAAGGCTCTGGCAGAAGTAGGGCGAAAGGAGGTCAAGGCGCAGAAGGAGCGACTGAAGTCCCGCGGCGAGCACATGCGCGAGACCCAGATCGCCTTCAATGCCTACATCCGCCTGCGCGACCAACTGGCCGGGCACGCCTGCATATCCAGCGGCAAGCCATTGGACTGGAGCGGTAACGCGGTGGATGCCGGGCACTATCGCAGCGTCGGATCGGCGCCTCACTTGCGCTTCGATGAGCGCAACTGCCACGCCCAAAACAAGCAGGACAACCGATTCCTTTCCGGCAATGCCGTGGATTACCGCATTGGCCTGATCGCGCGCATCGGCCTGGAGGCTGTCGACGCGCTGGAGGCTGATCAGTCCGTCCGCAAGTACACCGTCGATGACCTGAAAGCCATCAAGGCCCACTACCGGGCGCTGGCCCGTGAACTGAAGAGAGCTACCGCGTGAGCGGAGTGGATAAAACGACCATGAAAGAATTCTGGAAGCTCTACAAGCGATCATTCACCAACTACTGGACCGAGCTAAACGACGCCGCCGAGAGCGCGGTCGGTATGGCTGCCCATCTTTTGGTTCTGTCGTTCCCGCTGACATTCCCGATCCTATATCCGCTTGTGAAGCTGTGGGAGAAGGCGAAATCGAAATGGAAGGGCCGGCCATGAACCGCCGCCCATCCATGTTCCAGCAGCCAGCGCCATCGCCCTGGTACGTCACCAAAACCAAATGTACCGAGTGCGGCAAGTCTCGCGCCGCTGGCAGTCATGCGAAGTGCAGTCGGGCGCGGCAGATGCGGTTTGCGAGGGAGAACAAGGCATGAGCGCTTTTTTGATCGCGTACGCCATCGTCGGGCTGATCACCTGGGCGGGAATGATCGTTGAGTTCATTTTTGGCGGGCACGTTTGGCGACTTCGGGATATCTACGGTCTGCCGATGACGATGACCGGTGTGACAGCGCTGTGGCCAGCCGGGATCGCATTTTGGCAGTTCAAGCAATGGCGAATAGCGCGCCGAAAATAAGTGATGGCATTCTGATTATTACGGTCCCTACAGAGGGACTGTATCGGATATGATAGCGCGCGTAGGCAAACAAACAGGGAGTGGACCGAATGAGTCAGGTAAAGCCAGGTGTTTCTCTTCGCCATGAGCGAGCAAACCGAATCTACGTAGCCGGGCCAATGACCGGCATCGAGGACTTCAACTTTCCGGCCTTCAATCAGGCCGCCGAAATGCTGCGGTGCTCTGGCTGGAGAGTCGAGAATCCTGCCGAGCATGGCCTTGTCGATGGCGCTGAATGGGCGGACTACCTGGCCTATGACCTGACTCGCATCGGTCTGTGCGGATCTGTCTATCTGCTGCCGGGCTGGGAGCAGTCGAAAGGCGCGCAACTTGAAGTGCTGATCGCTACCCGTTTGGGTATGGAAATCATCGAAGCAGAAGCCCGGGTGGCAGCATGAGCGAGTTGAAACCATCGAATCCGAAGGATCTTGTTGGCAGCGGGAAAATCCCACTTCACCTTTGGCCTGTAACGGCTACCGCCCTGGGCAGCCTCGGCTTGCTCGACGGCATGCTGAAGTACGGGCGATCCAACTTCCGGGCCGTAGGCATTCGCGCATCGATCTACTACGACGCGGCAAGCCGTCACTTGAACGCATGGTTCGAGGGGGAGAGCGTAGACCCGGACAGCGGCCTGCCTCACTTGGCGCACGCCCTGGCCTGTCTGGCGATCATCGTTGACGCCGAGGCGGCCGGCAAACTGAATGATGACCGTATGCACCCAGGCGGCTATCGAGACCTGATCAATAGCCTCACGCCTCACGTCGATCGCCTGAAGGCTATCCACGCGGGCAAGAATCCAGAGCACTACACCATCGCGAAGGCGGCCGACCAATGAAGGCGAAGGCGACCGACGAGCAGCTGAAGGAAGCACTGGCAACCATGACCGTGGCGCAGACCGCTGAGCACTTCGGCATGAACGAGCGCACGGTGTGGTCGCGCAAGGCCAAGCTGACCGGCCTGGAGCCGTCGCCGGCACGCCCAGTCGCCCAAGCATCTGCCAAGACCATCGACGCCACCAACTCCAAGACCTTCGTCGTCACCGCCGCGGTAAACGCCACCAAGGCGCACGCCGGGTTCATGAAGACGCTGCAGCTCTACTGTGCACTGCGCGGCGCTCAACTGATCGTTATCCCGATGCGGTACCGCAACCCGACCAGCCGCAACGAAGACGGCACGGACGAATGGTGGGATGACCGCCTTGTCCCGTACCTGACGCATGAGCGCACCCGGATTGCCAAGAGTCTGGTCGTTCTGGCCGACATCAAGATCCAGCCGACCGCCATCAGTCCGTTGCAAGGCTGGCTGACAGTGAGCGGCACTGACTCGGCGATCCTTGGTCACACCAAAATCGCGCTGAAGTCCGTCGCATCCAAGATGGGCAGCCCGGCCAAGCTGGTCATGACCACGGGCGCCTGCACCGTCGAGAACTACAGCGACACCAATGCCGGGGCCAAGGGTCAGTTCCACCATACGCTCGGCGCCTGCGTGGTCGAGGTCAGCGGTGACCATGCACACACCCGGCAGATCTGCCCGCTCAAGGACGGATCGTTTATCGACCTGGCGACCAAGTACACCACCAAGGGCGTCGAGCCTGCGCCACGGGCTGAAGCGCTGACCATGGGCGACATCCATGCCGAGGTTGCCGAGCGCCGCGTGCTGAAGGCTACAGTCGAGCTGGCGGCCATGCTCAAGCCAAAGACCATTGTTGCGCATGACGTGCTCAACTTCGGATCAGCCAGCCATCACAGCAAATACTTCGAGAAGTTCGAGCGCCAGATGCGCGGGACTTCCAGCGTGCTCAAGGAATTGCAGGCCACCGCCAAGGTGCTGGACGAGATCAGCGGCCTGGCCGATCAAGTGGTCATGGTCAACTCGAACCATCACGACCACTTCAAGCAGTGGCTGGAGAAGGCCGAGCACGCCAACGACCTGGAAAACGCCCTGGTCTACCACGAAACAAAGACCGTCATGCTCCAGGCGATCCACGACGGCGGCTATATCGACCCGTTCCAGCATTGGATGGGCAAGCTGATGCGCCAAGGCAATCTGCGCTGGCTCAAGCCCGCTGAATCGTTCTCCCGCTTCGGTATCGAGTATTCGTTCCATGGGCACAAGGGGCCGAACGGTGCCAGGGGATCAACCAAGGGCTTCGCCAATATCGGCGCCAAGGTCGTCAAGGGTCACAGCCACGGGGCCGAGATCGTCGACGGCGCTCGGTCGGTCGGTACCACATCCAAGATGAACATGGGCTACAACGCCGACTCGCCATCAGGCTGGACCTGGACACATGACATCACCTACGCAAACGGCAAGCAGACGCTGATCCACTGCATCGGTGGCTCGTTCTTCCGTAACGATCAGGCGGGGGATGCGGCATGACCGATCAAGTCAAGATGCTGGACTGCCCATTCTGCGGCGGACCGCCCGTAACGATCATCAAGACCATTTTCAGCCCGATCCGGCACGTTGAGCGCCTGGCGGACTACGGCGACGACGGCCTGAGCGTTGAGGCTCACGTCTACTGCCATGAGTGCGGTGCCAGTGGCCAGATTGCCGAGGATGAGATCTACGACGCTGAGAGCTACGACGACGTGATGTTCGATGCGATCGGCAAGTGGAACGCCAGGGATAAGCGGCACGCGAGCCTGTACGAGTCGAGCGACCGCGCTGGACGTAACCTGTACCCGGGCAACGAAGCATGACTGCCTACTTCGATCTGCCGTGGCCAAACAAGGATCTGAGCCCCAACGCTCGCGTCCACTGGAGCAGAAAGAGTCGGGTGACCAAGGCGTACCGCTCGACCTGCCACATCCTTTGTCGGGCATCAGGAATCAAGGCCCCGGCCGGGCGCCTCCTGGTGGCACTTGAATTCATACCGCCGGACAAGCGCCGCCGCGACCTGGACAACCTTCTGGCCAGTTGCAAGGGGTTGCTCGACGGCATCGCAGGCGCGCTGGGCGTCGATGACAGTTTGTTTGTACCGCAACTCATGATGAGCGAAACAACAACCAAGGGCGGAGCAGTACGGGTCCGCATAAGTGAATATCAGGGGTGATAGATGATCTACAGAAGCGTAATCGCAGCAGTCGTCCGGGCGCTGGCAGCGGAAACCATGAGTGGGGCCGGCGGCCAGGACTTCGAGCCGAAGGTGCAGGCGGCAAAGCAGAAGGGGGCGATTGTCGGAAAGGAGGACGCATTCCTGACTGACTGCTGGGTATTCGGCCGGCTTCATAAGGGCCTGCCTGCCGAGCATTGGTCAGCGCTGACAGCAAAGTATTCGACACATGAAGACCGGAAGCATGAAGCAATCCTGGCGCTGTATCGGTCAGTTCGCTCGCCGGCTCCGACGAAGTTCCGCGAGCTGGCTGTTCTGACCTGGGCAATCCCGCAAGTGCCAGGGGCTCAGGACGGCAAGCGCTCGGCGCACGTCCTGCCGGCGGCCTACTACAGCCTCGACAACTGGGGGAATGATGGCAAGCCGGATTCAACCCGGTACCGCTGGAGGTCAAGTATCCGCAAGGGCCTCGATGACCGGGTGAACGAGGCGCTGGTAATTGCTGGTCAGATACTTGAATCGGAAGGCCTGATAGATAGTGAGGCTGCCTGATGCTCACTCAAGATCAACTTAGGAAGCTGGTCCGCTACAGTCCGGTTGTTGGGGTATTCGAGAAGCTAATCGGCCAAGGGACAAAGAGGTCCCCGAAAAGATGGATACTGCTGGGCTCCTCAAATTCAGATACCGGCTACATCTATCTTTCGATTATGGGGAAGAGGTACCCGGCCCATCGCCTTGCATGGCTATACGTCCACGGGGAGTTTCCAGAGGCCGATGTAGACCATATCGACGGGGACAAAACGAACAATGCTATCTCGAATCTTCGGAAGGCCACCAGAGCCCAAAACGCTGCAAATTCGCAAACCGGCAAAAGGAACACCTCTGGAATAAAAGGGGTAAGCTGGAGCAAGACGGCGAAAAAGTGGGTGGCCAGAATCGTCATGAACGGACAGGTTGCGCTTAATGCCTACTTCGATGATGTCGACGAGGCTCGCCTGGCTGTCGAGCAAAAGAGGATTGAGCTACAGGGCGAATTCGCCAACAACGGAAAGCATCGATATCAAATTGAAGAAGAGCTTGCCAGCGATGAGAAAATGATAGAGGATATACCCATCCTGCCGTTGTTGCGGGTCAGGTAGTAATACAGTCCCTCGCAAGAGACTGACTACCTGTCAGCAACGGCACAAAAGAGCATGGTCACCCCTGACGTTGCACTGCTGTACCCACTGCTGCACCGCCGCGAACCCGTCCACCCCTCGGGCTAGCGGCACCTATTAAAGAGCCTCGCCATCGTGCGGGGCTTTCTCGTATTCGGCACCCGTGCAACCGTCCTTGCTCCGAGCGGACGCGATATGTGCGGAGTGCCGAACCTATTACACCGCCGAGACTGAGGCGTATGAGATCAACCCTTATGTCTGAACCCGGCCCACTGACTGCCGCTGGCGGTATCGCGCTGTACAAGCTGGGAGCCTTCGGGTTCGTGGCTGTGCTGGCGGCCGTCGTCGTAATGGCGATGACCCTGCCCAAGACCGTGCGCGAGTTCACCGTCGCCATGATCAGCACGTCGGTGTCGAGCATCTGCGGCGGCGCGTTCGTTGTCCGCTGGCTGGGCATTGCCCACTGGGTGAACGACGACGCCGGAATGATCGCCATTGGCGGAATCATTTTTGTGTGCGGCCTGCCGGCGTGGGTATTGGTTCGCGCCTGGTTCAAGTGGGCCGAGAAGCGCCGCGACAACGACCTGGCCGAGATCGTCGGTGACCTGGCCGAGCTACGCAAGGCGGTCTCCGACGCCGTCCATCAACAGAATCCGTAAGGAGCGCCCCATGCAACTCATCGACAACTGGAAAGACGCCTGGAAGCTGAGCAGCGTTCAAGCGGGCGCGGCCATCACTGCGCTGGGCGTGGCCGAACAGATGCTGCCAGCACTGCAGGCGGCACTGCCGACCGGTATCTACGCGATCCTGGGTGCGCTGGTCATGATTGCCCGAGTCGTGCTCCAGCCGAACGTGAGCAAGTAATACGGCGCTACGAATTCACAATGCGCGAAACGTAGCGCGGAGATAGAGCATGACGACCATCGCCTACAAGGACGGGATCATCGCCTACGACTCGCAGATCACGCGAGGCGACATCATCACCGATGACGCCTATGACAAGTGCATCGAGCTGAAGGGTGTGAAGTTCTTCTGCTGTGGCGCAGTCGCAGATTACCAACGACTGGTTGACGTGTGCTTTGGCGCAAAGCCGGAAGGCAATATCGATGCGTCCGCCCTCGCATGGGATGGTGAAAACCTGACGATGGTCGCGGTGGATGACAACACAGGCCTGTGGAAGTCGCCAATCCTGCTGGATCGTGTTTATGCCATTGGAAGCGGATCGCCCTACGCCTTCGCTGCAATGGACATGGGCGGCACGGCCTATCAGGCGGTGGAGGCAGCCAAGAAGCGAGACACCTCAACCGGCGGCCTGATCCGCACGCTGACCATCAAGGCATGACCGTATCCCCTGAGCGCATTCGCTGAGTGCGCTGACGAGATACCAACACCAAGGAATTCACATGGCAGACAAGCAACCCGACTGGGAGGCGATTGAACGAGCCTACCGGGCTGGATTGCTCTCCATCCGTGAGATCGCATCAACCCAGGGGATCACCCACGGCGCCATCAACAAGCGCGCCAAGCGGGATGGATGGGAGAGAGACCTCAAGGCAAAGATCCAGGCCAAGGCCGATGCGCTGGTATCCAAGCGAACGGTATCCACCGAGGTATCCACCAAACGAGCGGATACCGAGCGGGAGATTATTGAGGTCAATGCCGAGGTTATTGCGAACATCCGCATGGCTCACCGAGGGGATATCTCTCGTAGTCGTCGGCTCACCATCAAGCTGCTGGATGAGCTTGAGGGGCTGACTGACAACCGTGATCTGTTCGAGCAGCTGGGCGAGCTGATGCGGGAGCCGGACGATAACGGACAGGACAAGCGCAACGATCTGTACCAGAAGATCATCGATTTGCCGGGCCGCACCAAGACAATGAAGGAGTTGGCCGAGACCCTGAAGACTCTGGTCTCTCTGGAGCGCCAAGCCTACGACCTTGACACCAAATCTGCCGGCAACGATGCCGACGAGCTATCCAAGCTGATGGACGAACTATCGAAGGACGCCTGACATGAAGCCCGAGCACTTAAAGCTGCTCAGGGATCGGTTCTTTCGGCTGAACAATCTGTACTTCATTACCGACAAGAACGGTAAGAAGGTCCGCTTCCGCATGACGCAGGAGCAGATCGACTATTTCCAGGGCATTCACACCAGAAACATCATCCTCAAGGCGCGTCAGCTTGGGTTCACGACCCTCGTCTGCATCCTCCAACTGGATGCCGCGCTGTTCGAGGGAGCCAAGTGCGCACTGATCGCTCACACCCTGACGGACGCCAAGCGCCTGTTCCGGGAGAAGATCAAGTATGCGTATGACAACCTACCTGCTGAGATACGGGCCGCTAACCCTGCTCGCAATGATGCTGCTGGCGAGCTTGTGTTCAGCAAAGGCGGATCGCTCTACGTGTCCACGTCCTTCCGGGGCGGGACTCTACGGTATCTGCACGTATCCGAGTTCGGGAAGATCTGCGCCAAGTATCCCCACAAGGCCAGAGAGATCGTCACCGGAGCCTTCGAGGCTGTCGCCGCCGATTGCTTCGTCACGATTGAGTCGACGGCGGAGGGCAGGGCGGGCTACTTCTTCGACTACTCACAGAGCGCCGAGAAGCAGCAACTGTCCGGCGCGCCCCTTGGCCTGCTCGACTGGAAATTCTTCTTCTTCAGCTGGTGGCGTAACCCGCTGTACTGGCTGGACCCGGCGACGGCGGTTATCCCGCAGCGCCTGACTGACTATTTCAACGATCTGGAGGCCAAGCACGGCATCCAGACGAACCCCGGGCAGCGCGCCTGGTACACCGCCAAGGAAAAGACCCTCGGCGATGACATGAAGCGCGAGTATCCGTCGATTCCTGTCGAAGCCTTCCAGCAGTCGGTAGAGGGCGCCTACTACGCCCAGCAGTTCACCAAACTTTACGCGGCAGGGCGCATCGGCAAGCTGCCGGATAACTCGCATCTGCCGGTCATGACCATCTGGGACATCGGCGTCGGCGACTCCACGGCCATCTGGTTCGTGCGCAAGGTCGGCGACCAGTACCACGTCATCGACTACTACGAGAGCAGCGGCGAAGGCCTGCGGCATTACATGAAGGTGCTCAAGGACAAGGGTTACACCTATTCCGAGCACTGGGGGCCGCACGACATCGAAAACCGCGAGTTTGGTAGCGATGCCAAGAGCCGCAAGGACATCGCAAAAGAAGGCTATGAGATCGACGGCGTGAAATACAGCCTGAAGTTTCAGGTAGTGCCAAAGACCGGCGTCGACACTGGCATCGAGGCGACTCGGGAGATCCTGCCTCGCTGCGTGTTCGATGAAGAGAAGTGCGAAGAAGGGATCGCCCACCTTGAGAGCTACCGCAAGGAATGGGACGACAAGCGCGGCTGCTGGAAAGACAAGCCGCTACACGACAAGGCATCCCACGGCGCTGACAGCTTCCGCTACTTCTCTGTCTCCCAGACCAAGCGCAAACCTGCACCAACACAAACCCAAGACCTGAGAATCTAGCCCATGAGCAATAACGACGACCCGAGCATCAAGCTCCCGGCGGTAGACCGCATGCGCGAGTATTGGGCCATTGTCGATCCGCTGATGGGCGGGACTCAGGCCATGCGGGCGGCTGGCAAGGCCTTGCTGCCTCAGTACCCAGCTGAAAAGGACGACACTTACAAAGAGCGCCTAGCCCTGTCCACACTGCTCCCGGCCTACGCCGAGACGGTTGCCAGCAGCACTTCCCGCGTATTTGCTGAGCCTCTTCAGCTGGGCGAGGACGTGCCTGATCCGATCAAGTTGCTTTCGGCTGACATCGACCTTGGCGGCAATGACCTCAATTCGTGGTCGGTCGAGTGGTTCCGCGAGGCGCTGGCCAAAGGCTTGTGTCACGCGATGATCGAGCATCAGCCAACCCTCGATGCTGAGGGCAATAAGCTGTACAAGACCGTCGCCGAGGAAGAGGCTGCTGGGGTTCGCCCTTACGCCGTCATCATCAAGCCGGGCCAGGTGCTCGGCTGGCGGTTCTCCGGCGGCAAGCTGATGCAGGTTCGCTACCTGGAGTCGGTCGAGGTCGCAGACGGTGACTTCGGCGTCAAGTGCGTGGATCAGGTCCGCGTGCTGGAGCCTGGCAGCTGGCGAACCTACCGAAAGGCCGACAAGGGCGGCGCATGGGAGCAGAACGATCAGGGGCCGACCAGCCTTACATACATTCCATGGGTGACGTTCTACACGGGCCGCACAGGGCCGATGACGGCTAAGCCGCCACTGCTCGAACTGGCTCACCTGAACGTCAAGCACTGGCAGTCACAGAGCGACCAGGACAACTTGCTGCACGTTGCCCGCGTCCCGCTGCTGTTCGTGTTCACCGACAACGAAGAATTCCAGCTGACTATCAGTTCGGCCAGCGCGACCCGCATGCCGAAGGACGGCAACGCCAAGTACGTCGAGCACACTGGTGCGGCAATCACCGCCGGGCGCGACTCACTGAGCGATCTGGTCGACGATATGCGCATGGCCGGGGCAAAGCTGCTCCAGAAGGACAAGCAGGCCGTGAAGACGGCGGCGCAGGCCAACGAGGAAGCGGCGCAGGAATTGTCCCCGCTGGCTCGCCTGGCTGGTCAGTTCGCTGACTGCATCGCCCAACTGCTCCAGATCCTGGCCGATTACGGCGGCCTGGGTGACGGTGGCCACGTCGAAATGCGCGGCAACTTCGACAGCGACTTCGCGCCTGAAGTGTCGCTGCCAAACCTGATCAGCATGGCCAACTCCGGCAAGCTCAGCGACGAAACGCTCTACTCCGAAATGCAGCGCCGAGGCGTCATCAGTGACGAGCTCGACTGGAAGAAGGAGAAGCAGCGCATCGAGGATCAAGGGCCGGCATTAGGGGCGATCTGACATGGCAACGGTCAACGAGCAACTGCAGTCGGCATCGATCGGGCATGCGGTTGACCTGCAACACCTCAGCAATGCCGAGGCGCGCAAGGTCATCAAGCTGCTGAATAGCGTGGATGCCGACCTTCGCGCCAAGCTGATCGACGCCATCGAGCGCCTGGGTGCGGACTCCTACACGGCCAGGCACCTAAACGCCGTGCTGGTGTCGGTGCTGGAGCTGAACAAGTCGATTTATGCCTCGATTGGCGAGGTTATGGCTGAGTCGGTCGTCGACATCGGCCAATACGAGGTCGAGTATCAGGGCGCGCTGTTCACCCGGGTCATTCCCGGCCAGGTACTGGTCGAGGTCCAGCTGAGCACGGTCAACCTGGCGCAGGTGCGAGAAATCGCGCTCAGCCGACCATTCCAGGGGCGCTTGCTCAAGGAATGGATGGGCGACCTTGAGTCGGGCCGGGCGGCGAAGATCCGCGACGGCATCCGCATCGGCATGACCGAAGGCCAGACCACTGACCAGATCGTTCGCCGCATCATGGGCACCAGGGCCGAGGGCTACGCTGACGGCCTGATTGAGCGCAGTCGCCGAGACCTTGATTCGGTGGTGCGGACGGCGATCAGCCACACCGCGCAGGGCGCCCGCGAGGCCTACTACCAGCAAAACGACGACCTTGTCGACGAAGTTCGCTGGCTCAGCACCTTGGATAACAAGACGTCGGCCCCGTGCAGGCTGCGTGACCGCCTCGTCTACACCAACGACAGCAGGCATGCGCCAGTCGGCCACAAAGTGCCCTGGCTCAGCGGGCCGGGCAAGCTGCATTGGTGCTGCCGGTCGACCTCGATGCCGATCATCAAGAGTTACGAGTCGCTGAGGCTGTCCAAAGGCCTGCCAGAAGGCACGCGGGCGAGTATGGATGGCCAGGTGCCGCAGTCCACGAATTACGGCGACTGGATCAAGTCGCAGAGCGCAGCAAGGCAGGATCAGGTGCTGGGCCCGGCGCGAGGCAAGCTGCTGCGTGATGGCGGGCTGGATCTGGATCAGTTCTACAACGACAAGGGCAAGCTGCTAACCCTTGATCAACTGCGCGAACAGGACGCCGCGGCATTCGCCAAAGCCGGCCTGTAACCACAAACCAAATCATTCAGCCCTGGCATACGTCGGGGCTTTTTATTGCCTGTCTGTTCGGATGAGCGGGGCGCACTGGGCCGGATGGCCTGCTAGGAGAAACAATGAAGCTCAAGATCGTTGAAGTCGATGGCAAGCAATACGCGGAAGTCCTGGATGGGAAGCCCGTATTTACTGGTGACGACGGCAAGGACATTGCGTTCGATGCTGTAGGCACCCGCGACACCATCACCCGGCTGAACGCTGAGGCCAAGTCGCACCGCACTCGCGCCGAAGCCGCAGAGTCGGCAGTTTCCGCATTTGAAGGCATCGGTGATCCAGCCGCAGCCCGCAAAGCACTGGAAACCATCGCCAATCTCGACCAAAAACGCTTGGTGGATGCCGGCCAGGTTGAGCAAGCGAACGCCGAGCGCGACAAGGCATGGCAAGCACGCCTGGACGAGGTGTCCGGCAAGGCGCAGACCTACGAGCAGCAGCTGTATGCCGAGAAGATCGGTGGCAGTTTCGCCCGCTCCAAGTACATCGCCGACAAGCTGGCTGTGCCGGTCGACATGGTTCAGGCCACTTTCGGCCAGAACCTGAAGATCGAGGAAGGCAAGGTCGTCGCTTATGACACCCAGGGCCAGAAGATTTTCAGCCGCTCCCGCCCAGGCGAACTGGCCGACTTCGACGAAGCCATCGAGACACTTGTTTCGCAGTACCCGCACCGCGACCACATCCTGAAAAGCTCCGATGCCAATGGCGGCGGCGCACAGGGCAGTGGCGGCGGTAATTCCGGCGCCAAGGGCAACTTTGGCGGCAGCAAAGCAGATCGTGTAGCAGCCATTAAGGCCATGACCGCAAGTTAAGGAGCACATATGTCCCTGTCGAACATGAAGGTATTCAACGATTACCTCAAGAAAACCACCATCGAAACCCTGGCGCAGGACGTTGAGAAGTTCAACGCCGCTTCCGCTGGCTCCATCCGCCTGACCACTCAAGGCATCGACGGCGACTTCCTGCAAGAGTCGTTCTGGGCTGGCCTGCACAGCGCTCAGCGCCGTGTTGATCGCTATGCCGCCAACGGTGCGCAGGCTGCAACCCCGCTGACTCAGAAGCAGTACGACTCGGTGAAGATCGCAGGCGGCTTCGGTCCGATCCTGTGGGAGCCTTCGCAGCTGTCGTGGGTTCAGAAGAACCCGGAAGAAGCCCTGGAAGTGATCAGCCGCAACCTGTCCGAAGCCATCATGTCGGACCAGCTGAACACCGCCATCGCCGCTCTGGTCGCTGCCATTGGCAACCAGCCAACCGCGACCAACGACGTGTCCGCCACTCTCGGCGTGGACTACGTCGCCATCAACAACGCTCACGCGCTGTTCGGTGATGCCTCGCAGCGTCTCATCGCGCAGGTAATGACCGGCGCCATGTACCACAAGCTGATCGGCAAGAACCTGGTCAACGCCGAGAAGCTGTTCACCTTCAGCGGTGTGCAGGTTGTCGACATTCTGGGCAAGGCCGTGATCATCACCGACGCCGCGGCTCTGTACGAAGCCGGCACCCCGAACAAGCAGAAGGTGCTGAGCCTGGCTGACGGCGCTGCGATGGTGATGGATGGTTCCGACCTGATCACCAACATCGAGACCTCCAACGGCAAGGAGCGCATCGAGACCACCATGCAGGCCGATTACACCTTCGGTATGGGTCTCAAGGGCTACACCTGGGACACCGCCAACGGTGGCAAGTCTCCGACCAGCGCCGAGCTGGCCACTGGCACCAACTGGGATCTGGTTGCGAACAGCATCAAGGCCTCGGCTGGCGTTATCACCATCGGTGACGCTACCAAGTAATCGAAATCGAGACGGCGGCCTTCGGGTCGCCT